TTACCATCCGGTCAACACGCGGGGGGTAGGGGTGCCCCCCTAGGGGCCCGCGCGCCGCGTGTCCCCTGTGACCCCGTCTGCCGGAGTACACCCAGTCTACCACACACCCACCCGGCAGCGCAACCCCCTCTGCGCTGCGAGTCTGCGCACCCCAGCCGGCGTGCCCCGCACCCACGCCTACCCACTCCCCCTAGCGCACACCCAGCTGCGCACCCACACCCCACCCAGCCCTGCCTACCCCTGTGCCCCGCACCCCCCTGCTGCCCCACACCCAGCTGCACAGCACCCCTGTATATGCGGCGGTACCCCCGTGTGCAGAACTCGGGCTTGACACGTAACCACGGTGTGGTGTAGCGTCGCCTTTTACACGGAACACACCGACGAAAGGAACGTCATGTCCATCACCAAGCGCATCGCAGCCGGCTTCTTCCTCATCGCAGCTCCGGCTGTCATCGCGACTCCGACGTGGATCGCATCGGCTGATCCGATCACGTTCGATCAGGCGTCGTTCCCGTGCCAGGAGGATGAGGTGCTCGGGTTCAGCCCCGAGTTCGGCCCCGACAAGGTCGGTTGCATCCACATCGACGACCTTCGCTGATCGACCCAGCTGATTGAGCCCCTGGCCTTCGGGTCAGGGGTTCTTTCGTGTCCGGGTTGGAAATAAGTCGATGGTTCGACTTGACACGTAACCCGGTTACGGGTAAAGTCATGGTTGTTCGAGGGAAACGCCCTCGACGGGAAGGGGAAGACCCGATGATCAGCAGCCACCGCCCGATCAAGCCGCAGGCCTCGGCCTCGGTTGACGATGTCGTGTCGTACCTCAGCTCGTTCGAGATGTTCAAGGCCCCGGTTCCGAAGCCGGCCGTCCACGAGACGGAGGTGGTATGGACACCCAACAACCATGGGTACCCGTACTTGGCCAAGTGCTCGTGCGGTTGGGCGTCGCGACGGTACGCCGCGGAGCACGCGGCTAAAGGCATGGCGGATGACCACGTGTCAGCGACTTGACAGGTGACTGCGCCAGAGACCCGGCTTCGGCCGGGTTTTTGTTTTGGGGTCGAGGACTTGACACGTAACCACAGCTGGTGCATACTAGGTACATGACCGCAGCACTCGTGATCATCGCCTTCATCCCCGTGATGCTCGCGGTGATCGCGGGCTACGCTTTCGTCAGCCAGCCTTGATTCGGAACGAGGAGAATCCAATGTCGTACTTCACCATCAACGCCATCACCATCGCAGAGTTCGGCGGCACCGCCGTTCGTGAGCCCCGCGCCCGCTACAACGACCGCGCCGAGGCGCTGGCCGCGGCGATCGATCTGGGCCAGGAGATCGCGGGCCCGGTGCGCGAGGACTACCGTCGCCCGACTGTCGCGGTGGTTCGCGACGAGGATCGCGGTCTGGTGGTCCAGGTGGGCAACGCGGACGTGGACGCCGAGTACACCGTGATCTACCCGGTCGAGTGGCAACCCGCCGCGGTTGCGCAGCTCCCCGACGGTACCGGTCTCGGCCACCTCCGCCACCGTAAGGCCTCGGTGTGATGACGATGAGCGCGTGGAAGAGGACCGAGGACGGGTACCGGCACTCGACCGGGCGGTGGTACGCGATCGAGACAGGCGAGGATGCCTACGACTTGTTCACCGGGCCGGCGGACAACCCGCTCGGATGGCGGTTCGTGCTCGACGGGGATCTCGCCGCGGTACGTGAGCATGTCGATTCCCGGGGCTGAGAGCCGCGCTGGCGGACGATCACGCACGGGGCTGATGGATCGGACCCGCGGCTTGACTTCGGGACGTCAGAGGCGTTGGAAATCCGCGGAGAAATTCTTCGACAGACCCCTTGACACGTAACCGGCGACCCGCTTATGATTGAGTCATCCCGATCGGGGAAGTCCCCCGAAATCCCGAGAGCCGGGTAAGCCCTCGGTTACCGAGCACATCAGTCCCCGGAAGGGCCGGCGGACAGAAAGGAGTTCCGAAAATGAACAGCACCGTGAAGCAGGCCATCGCCCTCGGTCGTGAGGCCGGCGTCCGCGTCGACGCTTGGGGCGGCGACATGGTCCGTCTGAACTCCGGGATGATCATGTCCGCCTCGGACGCGATCGGCTGGGGCATCCGCCGGGCAGCCGTCCGGTAACCCCCGGGCTCTGAGCCCTCGGCCTTCGGGTCGGGGGCTTTTCTCATGCGCGAGGAGGTCGGCCGGTCCGAGATCGGAGGGAACGACCCGGGCGCCTGGGATAGCGATTCCCGGGGCTGTGCGGCCCGCTGACGGCCGTTCTCCCGGGCGCGGCATAGACGACACCGCGCCTTGACTCGGAACCGGCAGACGGGCCTATGAGGCCGCGCAGAAATTCTCGGACAAATTCCTTGACACGTAACCGTCGGATGCCGCATACTTGATTCATGCCGGAAGGGCCGGCAAGGAAGGGGTTCCGAAATGACCGCCACCGCATACGCCGCCTGCATCACCGACCTGATGGCCGACATGGCCGACGCCGGCTGGACCCAGACGGACTCCCGCGTCCGCGACGGTCAGGCGGTCGTTGAGTGGGTCCGCGGCACACGTCGCCTCTGGGCTCTGGTGGACGTCAACACCAACGACGTCATCGGCGGCAACGCCCTCCGCGGCTACCGGCTGGAGACAGCGAGCGAGTACCTCGCCCGGACCGCGCACCTGGTCCACCCGGACCCGAAGCACGGGACCGACTGGCAGGGTCGCTGACCCGGCCTACTCCCAGCCCCCGGCAACCCCGTCTAGAGAAAGGACCCGGATATGGCCGTCATCTACCAGTGCCCGCTCCGACTCAGCCGTGTGACCGTTGAGTGTGGGGCCGAGGATCAAGGCCGACGCGCTAAATGCCGCGGCTGCGGGTCGGCTCTTCGAGCGATCGAAGGACACGCCGTGCTGATACCGCACAGTGGGGGCTCCGGGCGCTACAACCTGGACGATGCGGTTCGCGTGTACGCGACGCTCAACGCGGCCCGGAAGGCTGCAGATCGGGCGTTCGAGGAGGACCCGGGGTCCAGCCTGGTCGCCCGATTCCTCGAGGCGCGGTGAGCGCATGAGCGTGCGTCTGCTGGATCTGTTCTGCGGTGCCGGCGGCGCGGGCCGCGGGTATCAGCTCGCGGGGTTCCACGTGACCGGCGTGGACATCAACCCGCAGCCGAACTACGCCGGCGATGAGTTCGTGCAAGGCGATGCGCTGGAGTACCTGGACGCGCACGGGCATGAGTTCGATGTGATCCACGCGTCACCGCCGTGCCAGTCGCAGACCGCGTTGACCAAGGGCACGAACAAACGGGCATACGGCGGCACGTACCCGAACCTGATCCCGCAGACGCGGCGGATGCTGGCGCGGTTCGACGCACCGACCGTGATCGAGAACGTGCAGGGGTCAGAGGTTCGTCGCGACCTCGTGCTGTGCGGCGAGATGTTCGGACTCGGCGTGATCCGGCACCGGTACTTCGAGCTGGACACCGCGGTTCCGCAGCCGGCGCACGTCCCTCACCGCGGGCGTGTGGCGGGGTACCGGCACGGTCGTTGGTACGACGGCCCGTACTTCGCCGTGTACGGGGACGGAGGCGGTAAAGGCACCGTTGCGCAGTGGCAGCAGGCTATGGGCATGGACTGGACGGACGTGCGGAAAGAGATCGCGGAGGCGATTCCGCCGGCGTACACCGAGTACGTTGGAAAGCACCTGATGGAATATCTTCGCAGGCAGAATGCCGCGTGAAATTCTTTTGCCCGGTGACTTGACACGTAACCGGATCACCGGTTAAAGTCATAACCACAACAAAACAAAGGCCAGCAAGATTCAGGCGAGCCCAGACCGCGCGTTGACCCTGATGCAAATCCCGTGTAATGCGGAGCCACGGCCCACAACATACTTTGAAGTCCAGCTCTGAGTCATAGCAGTTGACTACGACGAGCTGGCAACGAGCAGGCAGGATCGCTCAGCCGACATCACCGCGCTGACCGTGTTCGATTCACGGCTGCTCACGCTGACTTGATTCGTAACCAACCTTAGGAGGTCACCATGAGTGCTACTGACACCCTCAACCCCACCCAGGGACTGAGCTTCAACCTGACCGATCTCCACGGCTATGTCACCGGCACCCTCTACGGCGACTGGGGAACTACGGCAACCAGCGTGTTCGCTATGGCTGCTCGGCACGACGACCCCGAGGATGCGAAGTACAGAATGGTCCACATCGAGCTGGGACGGAAGATCGCGGATCGCTCGTACGGGTCTGAGTACACCGTCAAGTCCTGGCGGTGGATCGATCGGGACGACTTCGACCGGATCATCGGTATGAACGAGATCCGCGCCTCGTTCGGGTGGCGCGCGGCATGACCATCCACATCGCATCACGCGGTCCCGCTGGCTGGACAGCCCGAGTGCTGTTCACCGCGGGCACGGTGCTCACGGTCGTCGACGATCTCGGTCGGCGGCACCTGATCGACACATCCAAGACCGCTACCCGCCGCATCGCGGCTTGACACGTAACAGGAGGAACCATGGGTCACGACTGGATCGAAACTGCCACAGGTTTCGAGCACATCTCCGGTGAATGGGAGATCGTCCGGGAGCCTCACGGGTCCCGGTTGTACCGAAACCGGCGATTTGCGCTCGCCGCGCCTCTTCATGAGGTCGTGGCATACGTCGAGGCTACGGAGCGTGCCCGGTGAGCGGGCACGCGTGGCTCGCCACGCTCTCGACCCCGGAGCTTCAGCGCATGGTCACTTCGGTGAACCGTGACGCGGCTGCCGCGGCTGCTACCGAGCTCGCGCTGCGAGGAGAGATCCGATGACCTTGAGCGATGCAGTAGACCTGATCAACGTCGAGCGCGTGAAGTGGCTTCGCTTCTGCGAAGCGGCCGCAGCCCGCGGCGACAAGGAGGACTGCCTAGTCGGCGGGGCGCGGGCCAGCGGCCTGGCAGACGCACTGGCAATCCTGGCGAAAGTAGGGCGGCCCTGATGAACGAGACAGAGCTCAAAGCGTTCAATCAGATCATCGCGGCGTCGTACTCGCCGGCTGAGCTCCGCAAGCTGTACCGACGGAGCAACCCGGGCCTGCCGCTGAGCATCGAGCTGGCGTTGTCGGTCGGTGCGATCGTCGCTGGGGCTGCGCTGATGTTCCTGATCACGAAAGCGGTGGGGCTGTGAGCGGCGAGTGGTTCGAGACCGAGTACGGGGCGATGCACCACTCGGACAACTGGCAGCTGGTCGCGAAGACCAACGGGTCGTACGACCTGTACCAGTTCGAGCGGGGCGACAACCCGTTCTGGTTCAAGATCCTTAACACCGATCTTGAGACAGCGAAGGTGTACGTCGAGTTCGTAGAGCGAGAGGACGTGGACGCGTGACCACTCCAGACCAGGTTTCGCCTCCCCGGGAGGATGGCGCAACGCCTCCCGGGGAGCTGCGGCTCACCGATCGTTGCGACGCGTGCTCTGCCGCGGCGATGGAGCGCTGGGAGAACGGGCTGAACGAGCTGCTGTTCTGCAAGCACCACGCCGCCGAGCACGCTGAAGGGTTGTTCACCGCGTCGTGGGTACGGACTGAGTCGTGGGCGTTCGTCCGCGAGAACCTGTCGGGAACCGTCGGGCTGAAGAGAGTGAGGCAGGTATGACTAAGCGACTGGCCTTCGTCGTCTGGTTCATCGTCGGCGCTGTGATGCTCGCAGCGGTCCTGGTAGCCCCGTCAGCGCGTGCTGACGGGTTCTCCGGGTGCGAGCACCGGTCGGTGTCTCACCAGCTGGAGCACGGCGGTCTCAGGGCCGATTCAGACTGGCACGTGACCCACGGTGACCTGCCGACGTGCGATCAGGAGAAAGAATCCGAGAGCAAACACGACTCAGCCGGCCAGGGCAAAGACCGCGGGAAAGACAAGAAGAGTCGCTACTGCCGGAAACGGTGGTACTGCTGACCAGCAGCTTCGCTGCGGATCGAGTCGTGGTCTGGTAGCTGTAACACCGGTATCGGTTGTGACGATGCCGGTTCAGCTACGAACTTAGTGACGTTTGACACTTGCGCCGGACTAGATCAAGTGGTCTACTTTCCCCCACGGGGGAAGAGTCCCAGATCTGGGACACCAGAAAACTACGTCGCACTGTCAAGTATCGAGGGGGTTGTGCCTTGCGCTGTAACAAGATGCAGGATACGTTGGTCTGTAATACAAGGAGGACCGATGAGAACCACCAGAGAACAGCTCCCCCGCCTCTCGCTAGAAGTGATTGAGGCTCTGAAAGCTGCTGGGGAGACTGAGGCGGATATCGCCCGGATGTACGGTGTGACACCGCAGGCTGTTTCATGGCACGTTCACACGTACGGAGGCAAATTGACCGCTCGGCAGGTTATCCGCCGCGAATACCCGTTCAAGGTCCCCGAGCCTCTTTCTCAGTGCTCGCCGCATAAACGCCTGAGGGATCATGGCGAATACATCGCCACACGCGGCAAAGGCATGAAAGAATACAAGCTGAAGCGCCTCCGGTCGTTTTACCGGATGCTTCGTGAGAACAATTGGGTTGTCGAGTTTGATCCGAACATCCCGCCTATACCCGGCGTCAGCAAACGCGGGGGTTGGGCATACAGGGAGCGCCAGGAATCCGACGAAGACCTACTCATCAGAGTCAACGAATACACAACTCTGTCCGAGATCGGACGTCATCACATCTGGCGTTTCCCGAGCGTGGAGCCCTGATAACCACCCGCCCCTTTTCTTAGAAGAATGGTTTGCACCGCATGTTCGAGATCACTTCCCGAGTTATCGGTAAGACAATCGTCCCTACTCTGAACGTGGTTAAAGACGCGTATATCCGCGCTAATACACTCGATCTGGTCCCCGGTATTCGCGGCCTCCACGTTTACCGCTCTACGTGGCTAACCGACGACAGCTACCTTTACCGGGAAGTGAAAGAATTCATCGACAGGTATTGCGAGCCTGACGCTGTCGAGCGCGAAGAGCGTCACGGCGACAAATACATCATGGGCGAAATCGGGGAATTTCTGAGCTATATTCTCCGTCGCGAATATCAGCCCGCGGACTTCAACCCGTGCCCGTTGCTCGTGGAGCTGGGCCTGGCCAAAAAGCGCCGCTGCAACGCGGTCCGCAAATCTAAAGAGGAGGCAGCATCGTGAGGAAGCTTCTGCTGGTACCGCTGGTTGCGGCCGGGTTGTTCCTGGCCGCGCCGGCTCACGCCGACACGCTGGACGACGCATTCACCGCGGCGGCTGAGGAGGCGCTGGGCGTAGACCTGGTCGATGCGAACTCCCCGAAGCTCGGAGAGGCCACGTGTGAGGCGATCCAGTTCGGATTCGGCCGTAACGCCCTCGCCGGGATGATGCAGCAGGGCGGGAGCCCTAAGGTTTCGCGAGCCCAGGCAGTTCAGCTGGTGGACCTGGTCCACGAGTACTACTGCCCGAACCTAGATCTGGAGACGTGATGAACGACGAGTACTACTGCCTGGTCTGTGACCACCCGGCCAACGAGCACACCGACGATGGTGTCTGCCACGTATTCGAGATCCCGAGCGTAGGCATTTTCAACGCGTGCATCTGCGACGGTGTTTCTCGTGGCTGACAACTTGACTCGTAACTACACGTACGAGAAGAAGCCCCGGTCCGTCTCGCAGCTGTCGCAGTTCGACAAGTGCGGATTTTCTCATGCCTGAGAACTTGACACGTAACGAGGAAGTGTGGAAGGAAATCCCGGGATTTCCTGACTACGAAGTCTCCAACCGCGGCAGGGTCCGCAGCTGGAAGAACAGCCGCCATGGCCGGAGTAAGACCCCTAAGCTCCGCACTCCTCAGAGGCATCCCCAGGGCTATCTAAGAGTGGCGTTAAGCAACCACTCGGCAGGCATGCGGCAGTCCACTAACAACATCCACAAACTAGTCCTGTTGGCGTTCGTAGGCCCTCGCCCTGAAGGGATGGAGGTCAGACACCTGAACGGTGACCCCTCAGACAACCGGCTAGAGAATCTGGCCTACGGGACCAAGAAGGAGAACGGAGCGGACAGAGTTCGCCACGGAACGCAGATTCGCGGGGAGCAATACCCGCACTCCAAACTGAGCTACCTCAAGGCCAAGGCTATTCGCACGCTGTACGCATCGGAGGGGTTCAGCTACAGCGATCTATCGGAGGTGTTTGGTGTTGACCCCAGGACCATCAGGAGGACCATCAGCGGAGAGTACTGGTCCTTACCAGTACCAGAAGAAGCCGAGGAGCGTTTCTCAGCTTAGCCAGTATGACAAGTGCCCGATGGCGTATTACCTGGCACGAGTCCAGTCCTGCTGGAGACGCCCAGCGGCCTGGCTGCAGCAGGGTACCGGGGTCCACGCGGTGGCTGAGAAATACATGCTCTCGAAACTCGCCGGCTCACCGCTGACGCGCGAAGAGTGCTATGAGATCTTCAAGGCCGAGTACGCCGACGGGATCAACGAAGCTACCGAGGAGACCCCGAACCTCGGCTGGTGGTTCGCCTCCGGGCCGTACCGCGGCGCGGACGACATCGAGCGTCGCTGGGGTATCGGGCTCCAGCAGGTGGACAAGACCCTGGACTGGATCGACAACCACCAGAGCCTAGAGGTGTGGCACGCACCGGACGGCACGCCGGGGATAGAGCTCGCGATCGAGTTCGAGCTCGATGGGATAGAGATCCGGGGCTACATCGACGCGGTGCTCGTGCTCGACGGTGAGGTGCTGGTGGTCGACTGGAAGACCGGACTCAAGCCCGGAGATGACTTTCAGCTCGCGGTGTACGCGCTGGCGTTGAAACAGCTGTACGGCGTCGAGATCACGCGCGGCGTGTACTTCATGGCGAAGACCGGTAAGCCGACGTATCCGTACGACCTGACGGACTGGACGCGGGAGAAGATCTCGGCCCGGTTCCACGAGATGGAACGGAAGCTGGAAGCAGGGGACTTCACGCCTAAGCCTGGCGCTAGCTGCGCGAGGTGCGACGTGGCGTTGAGCTGTGAATACTCTATGGCCTGAAACTTGATTCGTAACGAGAGGTAACGATGAGCAATCCATCACTAGCGACCGAGGAGCAGCTGACCGAGCTGTTCGGGGTCGATACAGACACAGTCCGACGCTGGCGCAAGCAGGGGCTCGCCGCGGTCGGGGACTACTCGCCGAAGTGGGGTAAGCCGACGCCGTTGTTCAGCGTCGCATCCGCTGCTCGGTATCACAGGAAGGACTGAGTCTTGACTAGTAACGAGGAATTGATCCGCGAGGTACTCGCCAAAGCTCTACCCGGAGGCCTTAGTCATCTAGCCATCATGGATGCTACGACGGACCTCCTGAAGAAGTTCGACATCACCGAGAAGCCGGAACCCGAGGCACCTATCGGGACCGTGCGAGTTCGAAGGAGCGATTACGAGCCGGAGGGTACCTCGATTTACATCAAGGTCGGCGCATATCGCTGGGTAGGGGTTTACACGGGCGAGGCGTACTCGAAGGGTGTCTACGTGAACGATCACCTCCACGGTGGCGAATGGGGGGACACGGAGGTGTTCCGCCCGTGACCGAACGATGGACTCTTGCTGACCCGGCGCTGAAAGCGACCGTGACCAAACGGCCAGGCCCGGGGAACCTGTTGGACGTCGAGCTGGAAGACAAGAGAGCGGTTCACGAACTCGGCGGGGTGCTGCGCGCCGCTCGTCGAGGTCTTCTCGGTCCTCCGCTGGTGAAGTTCCTCGGCACGACCGAGTCGGCGCTGATCAAAGCTACCGACAAAGTCTGGGCTGAAGAAGTCAAGGCCAAACAGGAAGGCCGCACGATCTACAACGGGTTCATAGCGAGGGGGACGAAGTGAACAGGCTGGCTATGGCTGCGCTCGGAGGGTTGTCCCTAGCCGGCGCGCTGGTGTTCGGGATAAGCACCGGGATCGCCCGGGTTATCGCTGTTGAAGACACGACGGAGGCGGAGTGAAGGATCTGACCGCGGTTCAGTACATCACGGCTCTACGGGTACTGGAGGAGCACCAGCCGGCCGAGTACTCCTGGGGAGTCGACGGCTGTACGTGCAACGCCAGCGTTGAGTTCGGGCAGCAAGCTGAGCACCAGATGCGGGAGATCGCCAAAGCACTCAGGGAGGGCTGATGCTGTCGATCATGCAATCGATCGAGCAAAAAGGGAACGCGGGTGACCCTCTGCCTGTACCGTTCCGGTCGCTGACCAAGCAGGGTATCAACTTCCTGCGGGGCCAGCTGGCGCTGATCGCGGCGGCACCCGGAGGGGCTAAGTCAGCGTTCACGCTCGCTCTAGCGCTCAAGGGCCGTATCCCGACGTACTACCTCTCGGCTGACTCGGACGCGTTCACGCAGTCGACTCGCATCCTCTCGATGGAGCTCGGGATGCCGCTGGCTGAGTCCGCTCGGGCGGTACGCGAAGGTCAGTTGCCTCCGCAGGTGCTGACGTGGAACGCGGCCCCGGGGAACCCGCACGGTATCCCTATCCGGTTGAACTACTCGGCGCAGCCGACTCTCAAGGTCATCGAGACCTCGCTGGCCGCGTACGAGGAGACGTTCGGGAATTACCCGCAGCTGATCGTGATCGACAACATCACGAACGTCATCACCGGGGTAGCCGCGAACGACGAGGACCCGTTCGGTGGTCTGGAGGTCCTGATGGACTGGCTGCACGAGAAAGCCCGGGAGACCGGTGCGTGCATCATCGGTCTGCACCACGTCACCGCGGACAACAACTCCGGTGACAAGCCGATCCCGCTGTCGGGGATCAAGGGGCAGATTGGTCGCGTACCCGAGCTTGTAGCCACCTTGCACCGAGTCCCGTCGACGTTCGGCGGGGACACGCTGCGTGTAAGCGTCGTTAAGAATAGGTCGGGCCGAGCCGATCCCTCAGGCCGGCTGTACGCCGAGCTGAAATTCGACGGCTCGAAGATGGAGATTAAGGATTTTTGATGCCCGATAACTTGATTCGTAACGACGTCACGGTGTTCACCACAGGCCCTGACTGCTTCAAGTGCACGCTCACCAAGAACGCGTTGACCCGCGGCGGTGTGGAGTTCCGGGAGGTCCGCGTGGACCAGGACCCCGAGGCTCTGAAGCTGGTGAAGCAGAAAGGCTACGAGACCGCTCCGGTGGTTCACGTCGCCAGCACCGGAGCGTGGTGGGACGACTTCCGGGCAGACAAGATCCGGGAGCTGATCAAAGGAGTGAAGAAGTGAGCCCTGCATGAACACGATTTTGCCGGGTAAGCCGCTGCCCGGTCGGGTGATCCATTTCGGGCGGCTCACGCAACGATCCAAGGAGAACAAACATGACAACGCCGAATGATCAACTCGCCCGTATCCGCGAGTTCTGCAACAGCGTCGCGGAACACGATCCGGGCTACGAGGTGGCGTGTGACATCCGAGATTTCATCGACGGACATGCAGACATGACCCCGATGGGAATGCTCAACGAGATCGCCGACCAATTCAGCTTGGTCGCTGAGGTGTCTCGTCTCCGGGCGCAGGAAACACGAATCCGGGCGCTGGCTGAATCGGGCGGCGTGTACGAACCCGGACCCGACTGGGTCTCAAAGCGCGCCATCCTCGCTGCACTGGATACCGAGGGGGAAGCGTGAGCATCCCCGAGCTGATCGCCTGGTCGACTATCGCGTGGGGTGTGGGTCTGACCCTCGTCGGGTGGCTAGATGGCGGCGGCTAAGAGGGTTCCTACATGCAAGGACTGCATCGCCGAGGGGATCACCACGATCCGCAAGCCTGCGCTCACCCGCGCCGGCAACCCAGTCCCCGGGAAGCGGTGCGTGACGCACCACCGAACCCGTCGGAAGGCCGCGCGGGAGACCGCACGGGAGCAGCGCCTGATCGATACCTACGACATCGACCTGGATGAGTACGACAAGATCAAGGCTCATCAAGGAGGCAAGTGCGCTATCTGCCGTATCGCCACCGGAGCCAGGCGTGCACTCGCCGTCGATCATGACCATGCAACGGGTTACATCCGGGGCTGCCTCTGTAAGCCCTGTAACGTAATGCTGGGCCGCGCAAGAGATTCCACGGAGTTCTTCGAGCGCGCTATCGAGTATCTGAAGAGCCCGCCCGCGTTCGCGGTGATCGGGAAACGTATCGCTCCGATCGAGCGAGAGAAGCTTTCGGCACGCGCCGAACTTGACATGTAACCACTAGGAAGGAAACACCATGAACCATCCCGTACCAACCGCCCGCCCGAACCTGCTCCGTCAGCAGCTGCTAGGGGCTCTGCTGGACCCGCGTAAGTACGCGCTGGCCCGGAACGTCTCGGAGCACTCCGTGGACCGCACCGCTCGGAGGTGGGGCAAGTGAACTTCTTCATGTACGTGATCTACCCGACCATAACGTTCTGGCTGGGTTTCGTGGTCGGGGCGGCCGCCTGGTGACCGGCTGGATGAAGATCGAGGCGTTCGTCAAGGTCGATCCGACCACCGACACCGAAGACGTCTACGAGTTCCTAGACGACGCGTTCAAGCAGCAGTTTCCGTACCACGAGGGCATCGAAGTGTACGAGGTCTTCCGGTGGAACCTTCACAAACGCTGATCGCGAAGGTCATCGAGCGGCTGGCACCTGACTGGGTACCGCCCGAGGACACGGGCCGGGTGTGGATTCCCTGCCTCTGCTGGCACCACGAGGAGTCGCGGCCGTCTGCCGCGGTGTCGTACCAGCTGAACGCTTTCAACTGCCTCGCTTGTTCGGCGCGGGGCAACGCGATCACGTTGCTGATGACTTACGAGGAGGTGAACTATCAAACAGCAGTCGAAAGAGCACAAGAGCTATCTCCTTCAGGCGTCGCAGCGTTATCACAAAGCACTGGCTGGGTCCGCGGCCGAGGAGTATCTGGCAACCCGCGGGCTGACCGCGCCGGCTATCGCAGAGGCGGTGACGCAGTTTCGCCTCGGGTACGTGGAGGAACCTCTACCGGGTCACGAGATGTACAAAGGGATGCTCGCTATCCCTTACCTGCGATGGGCTCCGGACGAGCGGTGGCAGGTGGTCTCGCTGAGGTTTCGTCGCCTAGACGCCGCCGAGGGTAAACCGAAGTACCTGACCGTCCCGGGCGACACCGGGCGTCTGTACAACACGCTGGCGTTGCTGCAACCGGCTCAGCGCGTCGGGATCGCGGAGGGCGAGATCGATGCGTTGACAGCGTCTGTCGCGGGGTTCCCCACGGTCGGGGTCCCCGGAGCGCAGGCGTGGAAAGAGCATTTCCGCGAACCGTTCCTCGGGTACCGGGAGGTGTTGATACTCGCGGACGGTGACGATGCGGGGATGCAGTTCGCTGAGACGGTGGCGGGTGTTCTGCCCAACGCCAAGATCATCCCGATGGGCCGGGATGGCGAAGACGTCAACAGCCTTGTGTTGGAGCAAGGCGTTCAAGCACTGAAAGACAAGGTAGGGATATGAGAATTAACTTCGTCGCACTCACGCGCCGAGAAGGATCGATCAGTCTGGAACCGGATGAGCTGGAAGAGGCGAAAGAGGAAGGTGTAGACATCCAAAGCCCCGAGGACGTGGCCGAGTACTTCCGGGACAAGTGGGAGAGCTCTCGCATCATCGAGGACATCGTCTCTGACGAATGCCACTACGAGGAAACGGAGCTGGTGGAGTGGAGCGCGCTGTGACCGAGTCGATCCTGGAAGAGGCGCAACGCCTGATCCACGGACCTCGCAACAAGAACTACGGGCACCCCCGGGAGAACTTCGCCGACATCTCCGCGTTGTTCTCCGCGTACCTGGAGCGTCCGATCACTGACCTGGACGTCGCGAACCTGATGATCCTGGTCAAGGTGGCCCGGGTGAAAGGTACGGGGTACCACCGGGACTCTTACACCGACATCGCGGGTTACGCCGGCTGCGCCGAGCGGATCTACGAGGAGCCGGTAGAGGAGGACGGTCAGCTCGCCCTGTTCGATCTTCCGCTGCCCGACGACTTGATTCGTAACGAGGACGAGGACTCGCTGTCGTGGGTGGATGCACTCAACGACATCACGTACTCGGACGGCGAAGACGAGGACGCTCTCGTGGATCTGGACGAGCCGAGGGTGTGGAACGACATCCGGCACGTGCCGGATGGTGTCGACGTAATCGACAGGTTCGGGAACCGGCACAGCCGGGGGTTCGCGATAAGCCTGTTTAGAGCAGAGTTCGTGAACGAATGGGCTCCGTTCACCGAGGTCGTCGAGTGAGCGACTACCACGAGATCTGCCGCGAGGTCGAAACCCATCAGAGCGTCATGTCTCTGTACATCCGCCTCGACACCGTCACCTACACATCTGTCACCAACGCGATCAACGCGCTGGACGACGTCTACCGATCAGTACGCGCGGAGCTAACCCTCCTCGCAGAGAAGGGAACCAAATGACTCAGCGTATCGTCTTTCTACCCGACACGCAGCTGCCTTACGAGGCGCGCAAAGAGATGCAAGCGGTCATCCGCTTCATCGGGGATGTCCAGCCGTACGGCGTGGTACATATCGGCGACATCCTGGATCTGCCCCAGCCCTCGCGATGGAACAAAGGCACAAAGGGCGAGTTCGAGGGTTCGGTGTACCGCGACGCGGACTACGCCAAGAAGCACCTCCTGGAACCTCTCCGCAAGGTTTACGACGGGTGGATCGGGGCTCATGAAGGGAACCACGACTGCTCCTGGACAAACGCCCGGGCCGTCACCCGACGAGGGTTCGTCCACGTCGACGACCTGACGACCGACGACGAGGTTATGTCGGTGGACGACCAAGGACGCACGATCTGGCAGCAGATCGACGAGGTTGTCCGGTTCCCGTTCTCGGGCACGCTGTACTCCCTCGGAGGCCGAGAGATCAACGCGACCATCACAGCGAACCACCGAGTGGTGGGCCTGAACCGGGAGAAGACGAAGTGGGTCGAGCACACCCCGACGTCGCTGCCTGGAAACAAGATGTGGGTCTACACCGCCGGCGAGGGGTCGAACGAGGACTGCCCGCTCACCGACACCGAGATCCGACTCGCGGTCTGGGGGCTCACGGATTCGCATCGCTCGCCCGATGGGCGCTGGACGTTCTACCAGTCAGGCGAGAAGGCGGAGCAGGTCCGGAAGCTGCTGGCCGACGCAGGCATCGAATACCGGGAACGGGCACGTAACCGAGGCATCACCGAGATCGACGGCAAGGTGCTGAAGGCTCCTCCGAAGACCCAGTACGAGTTCAGCCTGGGCAAGGTTCAAGAGTTGGATGATCTGCTCGACCGAGGTCGTAGCGAGCTCCCGACCTGGACACTGTCTCTGTCACAGCGGCAGGCCCGGCTGTTCCTGGAGGAGTACCGGTTCACCGACGGTACAGACACGACCAGCGCAGGGGATTCCTACGTGCTGTACGTGTGCAAGGACCGTATGCGGGAGCAGCTGCAGATGCTGGCTGCTGCCAACGGGCTACGGGCGTCGACCACCGAGTACCGGCCAGGTCACTGGCGTCTGAACATCAGCAACCGCGCATTGTCGGGGCTGTACAAGAACACCGTCGAGGAGGTCGCGTACGAGGGAGAGGTCTGGTGCCTCCGAGTCCCTAACGGACGCTTCTTCATCGAAGACGGCGGCAAGATCCACCTGACCGGAAACTCCCGGGCCAGGGACTATCTCTCCAAGAACGCACCGGCCCTGGAGGGTACGCACGCTTTCGACATCGACGTGCTGCTCGACTTCGACGGGTTCGGTGTGGAGCTGCTGCCTGACTTCTACGACATCGCTCCGGGCTGGATCTCCACTCACGGGCACATGGGCAAGATGACGCTATCCCAGATCGCCGGATCGACAGCGCTCAACGGTGCCAAGAAGTTCGGCAAGTCCGTGGTCTGCGGCCACACGCACCGGCAGGCTGTCGTCTCGCACTCGTTCGGGTACGGCGGCTCGGTGCGCAAGACCGTTACCGGCATGGAAGTCGGGCACCTGATGGACATGAAGAAGGCCAACTATCTAAAGGGCGGAGCTGGGAACTGGCAGATGGGCTTCGGGATGCTCACGGTCGACGGTAAGCATGTCAAGGCTGAGATCGTCCCGATCCTGGGAGGCAAGTTCATCGTTGACGGCCAGGTCTGGGAGGTCTGACGCCGTGGCCTTGACACGTAACGGGAACGTTCTGCCGTACCTGCACTTCGAAGCCCGGTCCCGGGAGATTCCCCGGGCCGAGCTGATCGAGGTTCTGGTCGAGGAGACCTACGCCAAGCGCAGTCTGGAGCCGGTGAATGGATGACCTTCTGACCAACAAGCTGATCAAGAAGGCCGCCAAGTCCGTCGGGAACTCCTGGCTACTCACGTCAGACCAGGTCGAAGACCTGATCCAGGACTTGTGGGTGGAGCTTCTGGAGAGGCCGTCTCGTCAGCAGGCTATCTCCGGGGTGTCCGAGGACGAAGCCGTCTCCTACCTCCGCGGTCACGCGGGTCAGATTCTCAGCGTCAGGATGCGGGAGGAGTACCTAGCCCGCGGGGACTGGGACTACTCGGCGGAGTCGATCAAAGACGCTCTGAAAGGCCGCGGGGACAACCCGTTCCTGATGGAGATCATCCCCCAGGCGATCGACCGTCTAGCGGACCGACACCCTCCGTATGCCCAGGCTCTGAGAGTCAGGTACCTCGACGAGGTCATTGTCCGCGATGACGCCGGCAAGAGCCGATTGAAGCGGGCGCATCAGGCGCTGGCCGAAGAGATCCACTCGGTGATCGTCGAGATGAGCGACCACGACGGCCCGGGCTCGCGGTCCAAGGTGTTCCCGGACTCGATCCGGTCGCACAACGGCCCGGGTGACCCTGTCGGGGAGCTGGCTACTCGTCTCGCTGACGACGGATGGAAGTCAGCCGGCGAGGACGGTCTGACGTACCGGGAGCTGGTCGACCTGGCTACCGCCGAGCAGGTGACCTCCAGTGCTCCGAAGCATCGCCGGGCGTGCCCGGTGTGCCACCACATAGTGCCGATCAGCTCGGGGCGGTTCAGGGATCACCTGATCCCGTCTTGCGCAGGGTCAGGGGCTGCCGCGTGAACATCTTCGACGGCCAGTTCAGCGGTATGTCCGGCGTCGACATGTACCGAGCGTGGGTGACGCCTGAGCTCTACCCCAACCAGAAACCAGCCCTCCTGGCTAATTGGTCAGACGAGGACAAAGAGATGTTCGTGGGTGCCGAATGGACCCGCGGCTACAACCGGAAGGAAACCGAATGGCAGACCGACTCACTGCAATCGTAATGGTCCCTCGGGACGAATCGCTCCCCCTCGACGTGCAGGGCGTGTTCCTCCGGGACCGTGCCCTGGCCGAGATGGAGAAGATCGCGGAGGTGGACAAGAACAGCCTGCGGTTCGAGAAGGCCTCGGAAGATGTCCACGCCGACCTGGGCGGCGGGGACCTCGTGACGACCTGGCAGCAGGACCTTATCGCCGCGCTGTTCCGAGCCGACGGCAAGGTCGCTAAGGACGTCGTTGACAAGCAGATCATCAAGGACCCGGTCTCCCGGTACTTCTCCTCGGTGTCGTTCGTCCGCGACAACGCCTGATTACCCAACTACCCACTAACGAAAAGGAAACCGAATGACTGTCACCACCGATCCCTGGGCCTCGAACGACAACGGCCCCGAGCAGCCTGTCGCCACCACCGCTCCTGCGACCACCGTGGTCAACAACAGCAGCAACGTGGCTCCCGGCGAGGGCAAGATCGTCACCACCCTGAAGGGTGGCCGGGACTTCGACGCGCCGTGGATCGTTATCCACGCTTCGTCGGTCGAAGAGTCCGATGCTCTGCTGGACGCGAAGTTCAAGGACTACATGGACAAGGTGAAGAAGGTCGCCGCGGCGTTCGCGGGCGGATCGGCTGCCCCGGCTCCCGCGCAGTCCTCGGGCGGCGGGTACCAGCGACAGGCTCCGCAGGGTGCGCAGGAAGCCCCGGAGTGGGCTCCGCCGCCGCCGTACGACGACTTCGTCTACGTCTCGAAGGTGAATCAAAAAACGGGCAAGGTCTGGCACGCGTGGATGCCTCCGACCAAGGACGACACTCGGCAGCCCAAGTTCTTCTACCCGCCCCGTTAATCACGTCCGTAACTTGACTCGTAACCACCTAGGAGGGTGTAATTGAGCGAGGAAATCAAGGTTCCGAAGTTCATGGTCATGCTTCAGAACGGGCTGTTCTGGACGTTCCCGGACGATTGCGAGCACAACATCAGCGGTGACGAGCTGGCAGTCGACTTCGGGGAGGGGGAGTACCGAATCTTCCCGATCAAGAACAACATCGCCTACTACGGCCGGGTGATGGTCAAGGAAGAAACCCCGGAGGGACAGATCCGACGGGAGCTTGGTCTGTGAAGAAGTTAGTTGCAGCCGCGCTCCTGGCTCTGGGAGTGGTCGCCCTGACATCCTGCGAGGACGACTCCGACGGCCCGAACGGCGTAATCATCGTGGACGGTGTGCCTTATTTTTACTGACCACGACTTGATACGTAACCACTAACGAAGGGAGGGGCGGGTGAAGCAACACCGCTACCAGATCAAGGACGAGACAGTTCTGGTCAACGTCGTAGAGCACGAGGATGATCTCGACGGGTTCGAGAGCTTCATCCGCTCCAACCTCCGGATTCTCGGCCTCGATACCGAGACCACGGATCTGGGGATCTACAAGCCGGACTTCGGTATCCGGCTGATCCAGTTCGGTAACCCGTGGGAGTCGTGGGTTCTGCCGGTGGAGCGGGGCGGCGCGTTCGTAGGAGCCGCCGTCACCGCTCTCCAGAAGGTCCAGCGCTTCGTGATCCACAACGCCGCGTTTGACCTCCAGGTGATCGAGCGGACGCTCGGTGTGCCGATGGAGCAGATGTGGCCGAAGGTCGAGGACACCAAGATCTACTCGCACCTGGTAGATCCCCGGGCCTACAAAGAAGGTGGGACCGGGCACAAGCTGGAAGAGCTGACGAAGTTCTACATCGACCCGGTGACCGCCGAAGAGGTCAAAGCCTCGATGGCTCGCCTGGCCAAGAAGCACAAGACCACCAAAGACAAGATCTGGGCTCTGGTCGACCTGGACGACCCGGACTATGAGCTGTACGCCGGCATGGACACGATCCTGGTGTCCCGGCTGCTGGGCAAGGTCGCCCCGCTGGTGCCGGAGTCGTCGCACAAACTGATCCCGTACGAGCACAAGCTCGCCGAGGTGATGTCGTACGTCGAACGCACTGGGTTCCTGCTGGACGTCGACTACTCGGAGAAGCTGTCCGCGGACATGCTGCGGAAGGCCGAGCACTACGCCGCGGTGGCTCGGTACGCGTACGGGGTCGACTCGGTGAACTCCGCCGAGAAGCTGGCCGACGGCCTGGAGCGCACGGGCGTGAAGATCAAAGGCCGCACAGCCACAGGCAAGCGCCAGGTGAACGCCGAGCTGCTGGAAGCTCTGGCGGAGGAGGGCAACGCGCTGGCGAAGGCTGCGATCGAGGCGAAGAAGTGGGGTTCCTGGGAGAAGACCTGGGTCCGCAACTTCATCGAGCGGCGGGACGCCAACGACCGGGTCCATCCGGGGATCAACCCGCTGCAGGCCCGGACTGCGCGGATGTCCACCACATCGCCGTCGGCGCAGAACCTTCCGGCCAACGACTGGATGGTCCGACGGTGCTTCCTCGCGGACCCCGGGCAGCTGATGGTCTCGGTCGACTACCAGGCGCAGGAGCTTCGCGTCCTGGCAGCGCTCGCCAACGACCGGACGATGATCCAAGCGTTCGAGGAGGAGGCGGATCTGCATCAGGTGACCGCGGACGCCGCGGGCATGGATCGCAAGGTCGGCAAGATGGCCAATTTCCTAACCGTGTATGGAGGGGGTGCGGGCAAGCTCGCCACCAACGCAGGCATCACGTTCCCGGAGGCGAAGAAGGTGCTCGACATCTTCGCGGCCACCTACCCCGGGGTTACCGATCTGTCCAAGAGCCTGCAACGGGAGGCGGCGAACCTCGGGTACGTCATCACACCTACCGGTCGTCGGCTGCCCGTCGACCCTGACCGGGGATACGCGGCGCTGAACTACATGGTGCAGTCCACGTCACGTGACGTAACGGCCAGCGCTGTACTGCGTCTGCACGAAGCGGGGATGACACCGATGATCCGTCTAGTGATCCACGACGAGGTTCTGGCGTCGGTACCCGAGGCTGAGGCTGAGGTTACGGCTAAGGAGATCGGCCGGATCATGGAGCAGACGTTCCGAGGCGTGCTGATCAACACCGACCCGGAGGTCGGGGGCCGATCCTGGGGCGCGGCGTATCTGAAGAAAGACGAGCAACCGTCCGCAGATCCATTTCTGCGGATCCCAGCTTGATTCGTAACGAAAGGAACAACGTGGAAGAAGTAGTGACCAAGCCGATCGAGAAGATCGTGGCCGTTATGCCCGTGCCTGCCGAGTTCTGGGAGGGCCTCAACGAGGACCAGCAGGACTCCCTGCTCCAGGAGATGGAGGCGGACGCGTTACGCGCCTTCGAGAAGGAGGCCGTCCTCACCTCTCCGATCAAGCACGGGGTCCACGCCCCGTACGAGTTGGCAGGGGCCTACCTCCCGATATGGGCGTACGAGGACGAAGACGGGAACGAGAGGGTCGCTCCGCGCGTGGTCATGGTCCGCTTCTCCGCTTACGGCTACCGGAAGGACAACGCCTGAATGGAATTTCAAGAGTTTTGCGACCGCATTTACCAGGTGTTCTCGCAGACCACGGGGGCTGAGGACCGGTTCTGGGTGGTCGAGAAGGGCGCCCACGGGGTCGTGTTCGACATCTTCGCGGTCGGCCAGGACGAGTCGCGCAAGTACGTGGGGAACTTCCCGAACGAGGCTGACGCCGACTTCATCGCGTCGATCCACGGCGCTCTCGCGGACATGGTGCGCAGGTCGATGGAAGCGATCGACGACGCGGCTCGGCTGGAGCTGGAGCGCGACAACCTGATGGGCCGGGTCTTCGACCTGGAGCTGGAGATCCAAGGGCTCAAGAGCGAGCTGGACCGTTACGAGGGGGCGGAATGAGTGTGAGATGTACAGAGCGCCGAGGCCAGTAGACGATGACGACTGACGCGCAGCGCCAAGCTTTCGAGGAGTTCCTCAAACTATCCGACGAACTTGGCTGGCCCGAAGAAAACGCTAAATGCGGAGAGCATGACCGTTGGCAGCCATGCCGACCATGTATGCGTCGGGACGGATTCTACGACGAGACGGGCAGGGTCGCCCACGTCCACGAGGCCGAGAAGGCTAAACGAATTCAAGCCTTCCATGAGCTTCGGAAACTAGACGACGAGATGGGACTTGATACATGAACATCAAAGACGAATGGTACTGGGGTAAGAGTAAGCACGGGTACAGGCACGGGCAGGCATTCGTTCAGCACTACCATGCTCTGGAGCTGGGAATCCTGATCCCGGCTCCGCCGGGTTATCGAGGCCGACACCATCTCCCGGACGTCCGATTCAGCCAGGAGCTACCCGGCGGGACGGTCTACTGGTCGGTGAACCGGAAGGGCTTCTTCCGCCGGGACGACAGCCTCCCATCGGGATGGGTGCAGCGCATCTACCCGCGTGTAGCTACCAGCTTCAGGACCGCGGAATGAAGCGGGTGCGTGAACTGGTGCTGATCCGGATGCTCGACCACGAGGTTCGGCTGGAGCACCTGATCCAGATCGTGCGGGGGTGGTTCCGGTGAGGGAGCTCTGGGGTAACGACGCCAGGAAGTGGCTGATCCGCAAGAGCCCGCACACCCAGGAGTGGATCGTGTTCCCGTCGGTCGGATCGTTCTACGGCGTCATCACGTTCCACCCGGACTACGAGTCGGCACGGGCCGACTTCATCAGGCAAACGAGGAGACCATGAGCAAGAAGAAGAAAGACGTCACCGTCGAGCAGCTGGCCGTGATCGCCGACCGCCTTACCGAGGCGGTGGATCTGCTGAAGATCATCTCGACGCAGACCCGCCAGGCAGAGGTGATTACGGTGCGTCAGCATGACGATCCGGAGCTGCAGCGTCGTAAGGTGAGCGCGGCTCAGGAGATCGAGGCCATCCGCGCCGAGGAGGCCGAGCGCTACCACGCCTACCGTGACAAGCCTCTGCAGCCGTACGTGCGGGTCCACGAGGCCCCGTAAACACCTCTAGCGTCCACGCTGACGGACGCAACCCCACAACTGAATAGAGACTACCAGAGAGCCCTCTGCGCGCCCTTACACGGCGCGTAGGGGGCTTTTCTGCGTTCTCGGGCAGTCGCTCTACGACATCCCGGTGTGTAGCCGTTCGACCACGCTGCCGAGCCTGAGATGCTGCTCGTACTCCTGCAGATCCCCGAAGTCGATCGTGCGAGTCAGCCCGCCGCGGACGTCGAACGTCAGCCGAACGTTCATCGACCGGAGCCAGGTGTTCTTTGCCGCGGTGTCCTGCTCTCGCCACCAGTCCCCGAACCTCTGCCCAGTCTCTCGCCACTCCCAGCCCGACGGACGAGCCTCTAGACCCTCCAACTCCTCCTGCCGCGCGGCCAGCGCCGCAATACGAGCATCCAGTGCTTCGCGCTGAGGAGAGCCGGCCCGGTAGGCCGGAGAGCCGATCAGCGACGTCAGGTCCACCAGCTCCGCGTTCACCTCCGCGAGTTCGACCGCCGAGTCCGAGCCGGCTACCCAGACTTTCTCCAGACGCTCCGAGTCCCCGAGCAGATCCAGCACCTGTTCCTCGCAGAACGCGTCCCACTCGGCCATCGCCACCGTACCGTTCCCGCAGTGCTTCGGGAACCCCATCGAGCGGCAGCGGTAGCGCGGGTGCTTACGTCCTCCCCCGGCGAACTTGTACGCGGGCTCCCCGCACACCGCGCAGAACAGCACCCGCAGCAGCAGCGACGGGGTAGACACCGCGGGCTTGGTCCGGTCGGTCTTCACGAGCTCGGCGCGCAGCGCCTCCAGCTGCTCCCGCGTCAGGATCGGCTCAGCCCGCACCAGCGGGGCTCCGTCGTCGTCTCGGACGGTCTTACCGTTCAGAGTCGCGTACCCGAGCATCGCCTCGGAGATCAGCGAGCGCTTCAGCGCGGTAGCCGACCACTCCCGGCCCTGCGGCTCGCGGCCTTGCAGCTTCGCGAAGTAGTCCTTCGGCGACAGGACACCACGCCGGTTCAGGTCGTGGGCGACCAGGTGCAGCGGCTCGTGGTTGTCGACGACGCGGTGATACACCTCGAGGATGCGCTCTCGCTGCACCGGGTCCGGCACCAGCCGCCACTCCCCGTCCACGCGCGTAGGCAGGTAACCCCACGGCGGCAGGGAGCCTCGGTATTTCCCGGCGCGGATATTGAAATGCGCAGCCGATCGGTTCCGCTCTTTGATCGCTTCTAATTCCATCTGCGCCACCGTTCCCATAAGCGCGATGACGACCGCCGCGAACGGCGTCGTCGTATCGAAGTGCGCTTCGGTCGCGGAGACGACCAGCTTCTTGTGGTCCTCGGCCCAGTGGACCAGCTGCTGCAGATGCCGGATCGATCGGGTCAACCGGTCTACCCGGTACGCCACGATCACATCGAACGGTTGCTCCTCGAACGCTAGCCACCGGGCCAGGTTCGGGCGGCGCTTCCGGTCGAACGGATCGACCGCTCCGGAGACGTCCAGATCCTCCGCTACCCCGACCACCTCCCACCCGCGCTGGGCGCAGAGCTGCTGGCAAGACTCCAGCTGACGCTCCGGTGAGGTCGTAGCATCGGTGACGCGGGACAGTCGGATGACTACCAGGGCTCTCATGGGTTTGTACCGTACACCACTGAGACCGCGGTGGTTGACCAGACAAACCACGAAGACACAGGTCATCACGGCCACGCCCACTGAAACACAAAAAGCCCCCTACCTAGCCTTCGCGGGCCGGGTAGGGGGTTTCTTGGTATGCGAGGTCAGTAGGTTTCGGTGACCTCTTTGTGGGCGCGGCCTCCGCCGCAGCGGACCTCGCAGCCGTACACGGTCTTCAGCTTGCCGTTCTTGAGGACCTTCTTGATAGAGCCGTCCGGGTTCTTCACCGGGACCCACTTCGCACCCTGCCCGCCGGAGCCGGTAGCGCAGGCGTGCTTGTAGATCTGACCGTGACCGAAGCCGTGGTTCGAGCAGTGAGCCGGAGCAGCCTGGGCGATCGGTGCGATACCGAGCCCGAGACCAGCCGCGAGGATGCCCGCGGCAGCGATAGTGCGTAACATAACAGTGCCTTCCTGATGGTGGGTGTGCGACCGACGGGGTTGGTTTCTCAGGCCTTAGCCCCGCCGGTCGTTCTCTTGCAGACGACTTTACTCGTAACATGGTTACGTGTCAAGCGCGAATCATTCCCACTCGATCAGGACGTAGCCGTCACCGCCGCTGCCTGCGTTTGATCCGCCCGCGATTGTGCTTCCGGCGGTCCCCCCGCCGCCGTTCCCCGCGGGGCCGGAGCTGGTTCCGTTGCTGCCGCTGCTGATGCTGTTGTCGTTGGACAGGAGGCCTCCAGCACCCCGACCGCCAGCGCCTGAACCGTCCGTCCGGCTTTGCCCGCTAGTCGGGTTACTACCGCCGTTGCCGCCTTTGCCACCTGTATAGCCTGTTGCGGATATGCCGGAGATGCTGGTTGTACCGCCGGCCCCGCCGCTTCCGCTGGCCGACGAGCTAGTGCCCTTCACGCCTGCTGCCCCTCCGCTAGCCGTCAGGGAAACGCTGCCGGACGAGAACACAGTCGAGCCGCCGGGCGCGCCGTTATTGCCGCCGGACGTGCCTACCGCCCGCGCTCCACCGGCACCGCCGAGGCCCCGGATGAGGGTAAACGTCGAGCCGAGAGATGCGCGTGGAATCCAGACGCGGTCGATGTAGCCACCGCCACCACCACCGCCGCCGCCGTAGCGGTAGCCGGAGTTGGCTCTGCGGCCGGAGCCGCCGCCGCCGCCCGCACCGCCGAGGGTGACCCAGCAACCGGATGCGCCCTCGGGCACCTGCTCGTCGATCAGATCCTCGTAGCCAGGGTCTTCGCTGGAGATCGTGAACGGGGTGAAGTCCGGGACCGGAGGCCAGATCCTCATCGCGCCGACGTAGATCGTCGCCGCAGCATCCCCGGCGAACACACCGACAACGTCGAGGCCACCGACCTTCAGACTCACTCGACGACCACGTAGATCGTGTCAGGGTCCGGAGACCCCAGCTCGTCGTAGTCCTCCTGGGTGATCACCAGGATCGACTTACCGTCGAGCGCGTCTTGCATCGCGTTGTGCTCCGAACCCAACTGGTTCAGAAACGCCGCGTCAACCTGCTGACCGACACCGTCTGTCCAGTTCTCGGGAAGTGCCATGCGTGCTCCTTAGAAGCGGATAAACCCGTCGGTCGGCCAGATCACACGGATGTCCGACCCGTTCGGGATGACGAATTGGTAAGTAGGGGAGTCGTGATACGACAGCAGCGTCGACGTAGACGCGGTACCGGTGTGCTTGTAGACGATGACCGCCTCACCCGTGTCGCCCGTAACTTCGGGGAACACCGTCGGGTCAGCCTTCACCCAGCCGGCGGAAGTCACCGACTTACCGGTCAGGCTCTCCGAGACAGCGATGATCGCCCCGGACGGGATGTTCGCCAGCGTCGTATGCGACGTCAGGTTCACGGTGTAGTCGTCAGCGTCGATCATCAACACCCGGATGTCGTCGTTCAGCCAGTCGATATCGCCTCTGGCTGCCGCAGCACGGCAGCTGTTGTAACGAGCAGAAATCTCTTGTCTCCTTAGATCTCGAACGGCACGTCAGCCGGGATCTGGTTGTCACCGGTGGACTCGACCGTCAGGTACAGCGTCGGGTCACGGACCTCGTCCGCGTCCTCAGCAGGATCAGGACGGAAGATCCAGTCCCGGTGACCGGTGGACTCGGGATTCAGCAGGTAAGCGATCTGGTAGAACAGATCGACCGCATCGGCGTGGGCCGAGAAGTTGTTCAGAGTCACCGCGATGACCGATCCGTCTTCGGAGTTGTAGAAGATGACCGCGATGTAGCCGCCGAGGTTGCCGACCCAACCCTGCCACGCTCCCCAGCAGATCGAGTTCAGACCGAACCCCATCCAGCCCGGACCCTGATGAGGTCCCGCAGGCTCGTACTCGACGTACGTCGTGAAGATCTCTTTGCGGAGCTGCTGCATCTCCTCGGACAAAAACGTCCCGTCGTACAGCGCTTTACCGAACCGAACGAAGTCCTCTATGTTCCCGGCGAGAGAACCGGCAGCCCCCGACCACGAGGTCGAGACCGCGGTGAACTCCAGGTCCTTGGACGTCGGGTAGCCGAGGAACGCCGCGAGGAACGCGAACGGCCCGAGGATCGCTTGGATCTGCGGCAGCGCCAGGTTCGGGGTCCAGCCCCGGACATACGGCGGGTTCATGTAGTTCGTCGTCGGCCAGTGCAGCGACGGCATATCGACCTCGGACTGCCACTCTTGCACGACGATCTGATCGACCGTCCGGCCGTCGTTGTAGACGGACTCCAGGACCTTGCCCAGCAGCCACGAGGCTGCGTTCGAGTACGACGAGCCCTGACCCGGCGCGAAGTTCACCACCGAGTTGCGGATGTAGTTCAGCGGGTCGAACGAGTTGGTCGGGCTGAGGAAGTACGTCTGCTGGACCGCGGGGTCTGTCATCCAGTCTTTGAGCCCGTCCTGGAACAGCAGCAGCTGCCGGATCGTGATCTGGTCCCCGTTCGGGACGCCGGTGACGAACTCGCTGATCGTGTCGTCCCAGTCCAGCAGCCCGTCATCGACCGCTTTGAGGATCAGGGTGTGAGTGAACATCTTCGAGCACGAGCCGTACCGGAAGTTCTTCTCCAGCGTCAGCGGAGCGTTCGAGGTGCGGTCCCCGCCGTACGCTTTGTAGTACGACCCGGTCGGAGTTTCGATCCCGATGATCGCGCCGTCAGCGACCCTGCCTGACGTTGGCTTGATCTTCGCCGCTACCAGCGCGTCGATCTGCGCCCGGACCACCGGGGCCAGCGGGTCAGCCGGAGACAAAGCGTCGGTGACAGCTTCCGCCTCCAGCTCAGCCAGCGTCTTGGGCTCCGACTCGTTACCCGCCATGTCGATAGCGGTGACCGTGATCTGCTCGGAGTAGTCGGTATCCGGAGACAGGCCGGTGATAGTCACCGACCCGAGCTCCGTAACCGGGGAGGTGTTCTGTCGAACGCCGTTGCGGTACACGTTGTAACCGCGAAGTCCGCTAGGCATCGTCGACAGCTCCCGAGGGTGTGATAGTGATCGAGGTGGTCGTCGCAGACACGTCGACGTGCAGCGCGGAGACGTTCGGAGGCGTAACGTCGCCTTCGCCGTCGCCCACGACCTCGCCGGGCAGAGCGCCCTTGCGGAACTGGACAGCCGCGCACGCGGGTCCACCGGGGCCGCCTTGGGTGTAGATACCTAGCCAGTGACCGCCGTTGCCGCCGCCGCCAGGCTTGGTACCAGCGCCGCCGTACGCGTGCTGATCGCCGCCAGCGGCCAGCTTCAGACCGTTGTATTCGACTTCCTCGATGCCCTTACCGACCGGCTTGCCGAGCGCCACAGGGCGCTGACCGGAGCCGTTAGAGCCGTTGGCAGCGGACACCTCGAACCCGGGGATCGACAGCTCAGCGCCGTCCCACTCCAAGATCGTGGTGGTACCGGAGAAGTGCTCACCTCGGGTCCAGGTGACGGTGTTGACCGAGCCAGGCTGACCGGGGTTGCCGTAGAACCCGAGGAACCCATCGGCACCCTCGCCACCCTTACCGGTGACGATCGCGTCGATGCGGTCGCACCACGCCGGGACCGGGATAGCCACAGGCTTCTCGAAGAACTCGACCTGCGGGTCGTGGTGATCCGAGCCGGTGCCGGTGTCCACCGCGATACCGACGCGGGGGACGTTGTCGGTCCAGGTGACATCGGCTTTGTCCAGAGTGGCCGGAGGAAGAGAAGGCGTCGACAGCGATCGGGTGGCCCCGACGTTGCCGATCGGAGCGCCGTCGTTGTCCGGGAGGTTGAAGTCCCGGCCGCGCATCGTGTGCGTGCCGCCGACGGCGATGAACTCGTACGCCAGCAGGTCGCCGGCTACAGCCGCGATCGGGGTAGTGAGTTCGTAAGCCATGTTCGCGCCGGGAGACGCGGAGCCCGCCAGCAGACCCGCGATGTTCTCGGACTGGTGGATCAGCTCGCCCAACTCCGGGTCGGAGCGGTCGTCGACGCAGCGGTAGACGTTGATGTAGAACTCGGTGATGCCCGAGGTGCCCCAGCCGATCCAGGTGATCAGGCCGATAGGCATCGACTGCTCGATGACATCGAACGCGATGATCGAAGTGCCGGGGACGACCGAGACCGTGGAGTTCAGGGTGTCCAGGTCGAAGTTGCCACGCTCGGACTTGTACAGCCCGGACTTCGGCTTCTTGTTGTTCTGGATACCGAGGATGTCCCAGGCGAACCCGCCGCGGGCAGCCGCCGAGGAGATCTGCTCGATCAGCGACTGGAGATCCGAGATCCCCGCACCGATGCCGGTGACCCCGACGATGCCCGAGACGATCGCATCGACGATGCGCTTGATGGTCTCTTCGATCGACCCGCCACCGAGCACACCTCCGACCGCGCCGGGGCGGATGTTGGTCAGCGAGAAGATCAGGTCTTCGATCGTGTGCCCGATGTTCAAGGTGCCGGTGAGCGCCTGAACGATAGCGTCGATCACCGCGCCGATACGGGCCGCGGCGTGCTCCAGTTCGTCGCGCAACTCTTGCGGGAGATACGAGAGGATCTGCTCCAGCACGCGCGGGGTCTCGCGGATCGCGCCCATGATGGCGTCGACCGCGCCGGCTACGGTGTTGAATGCGCCTTCCAGCACGTTCGGGATGAAGTCTTTGAACTTCTGCAGCGCTTCCAGCGGCAGGCGCAGCAGCAGCTGCGGCAGCACCAGCAGCGCGTTGGCCGGGTTGAAGTCAGGGACCTGGAACAGCGACCGGGCGATGTCCTCGGTCATGTCCTGGCCGTAGCGGTAGTCACCGCCGCCGATGACGAACGCGCCGTCTGGAACGTCAGGTACCCACTGGTCGTCAGCCACTAAGACCTCCGTTACATATCAAGTTCAGAGCAGCAGTTCGGCCGGGGGAGCCGGAGGCTTCCGTCCCGGGATGTGCTTGCTGATCCACGACTGCAGGACGCGGATGTAATCGATCGACAGCTGCAGCCGGGTCTTGGTCGTGTAGTTCTCTTCTTCGAGCTGGTTGACGCGCACGGTCAGGTCCGCGATCTCCGCTTTGAGCGGGGCGATCAGAGTCACCGCGGTCTCGACGAAGATCTGCGAGGCCTCCGCCTCGGTCTTCTCGATCTCGGCAGGCTCCCGTCGCCGGGAGCGCCACTTCTCGCCGTAGATACCGATCGCGATGCCCGCAGGACCGCTAGCCACCGCCAACCAATCCAGGACCTCGGTCACCGTTTCGTAGGGGTGACGTGGCGGCGGATCACGAATCCGAGGACGAACGGTGCAGCCACCGCGTAGATAGCGACCGCCTGGTCGATCCACGAGACGTCGAACGTCTTACCGAGGACGAACCCGGCGAAGCCCAGGCCCGCGGCCACAGCGCCGCGCAGCACCGCAGGCTCGGGGACGTACTCCTCGATACCTTCGATGTCACCGTCTTTGTCCAAGTCCCAGCCCAGGTGCGGGATCTCGAAGCCGCCTGTGTCCAGCTCGGAAAGGTCCATCTCTTCGGTAGGCAGGTCAGACACGTGCAACGGCTGGGTGTCTTCCAGGTCTGGCATAAGCGGGCCTCTCATTCGACCGCAGCCTGATGCTGCGGCAGTGGTGCGGTAGGAATCAGGCCCATTTGCTTGTAGATGTCGAGCTGGGCTTGCTGCTCTTGCTGGGTGAGCGTCCGAGGATCTTGGACACGGAACTTCGGAGGCTCCGGGGTATCCGAGGGAACCCACTGCGCAGCGGGGTTGTAGTGGCTCCGCGGCCCGCGGGCGGGAGCCTGGAACTTCTTGGTCTGCTGAGGCAGCTTGCTGACGTGGATGTTGCCGTTCTCGTCAGCGAGCCGGCGCAGAGAGTCCACATGCACAATCCCGAGCTCCGTGAAGTGCTTCGACCAGTACTTGGCCATCACCGGGTTAGACAGCGAGTGGCCCCCGGACGGGTGAGGGAGTCCCCAGAAAGCCCAGGCGAGGGCTTCCTCCGGCTTGTCCGGGTCGGCGTGCTCTTGGGTCAAGGGTTTGTGCATGTGGCGGGCTCTCTTCGTTACGTATCAAGCTCGGCTGCTACAGAATGCCGAGCTGTCCGAGGTTGGAGTTGATGTACTGGATCAGTTCAAACGCCTTGAGGATCGGGTCCTCCGGCTCTTTGTAACCGATCGTGATGGTCCAGCCCTTCGGGCCGTCGGTACCCCACTCGTAGGTGAGCTTGGTGACCCGCTCCACGAAGATTGTGTACGGATCGGGGTAGCCGAGGACCGTGGTGCCGACCCGGTCACCGAGCCAGAAATGCCCGTGACCCCGCTCACCGATGATGTACGGGGCGGCGTCGGACACCTGGATCTCGTGCGAGTGCTTCGCCCGGGTAGCCCACTGCTTAGCGCGGGCCGCCATGATCGCGGAGATCGTGAACGCTTTGTCAGCGCCGTCGACCCAGCCCTCGTTGTAGTGGAAATCCCCGAGGCCGGTGACGATGTCCTCTAGCCCCGCGATAGGCAGGCTCAGGCCTGCTGCGCGGAGCGTGGGAATCTCCATGAACGCGAGGACCACGTTCTCGTACAGCGGGCGAGCGACCGCGTCCATGATGCCGCCGAGCGGCGGTAGGTCGATCGCGCCACCGAACGCGCCGAGCGTGGCTAGCTGGGAGTTGATCAGCGACGTCAGGAAGTCGCCGCCCATGTTGATGCCGGCTGAGATGACCTCGTTCACACCGGGCATCGACTGCCCGCCGAGCACGAACGACGTGTCCGTAGCTTCGGTGTACGTGAACTTCGAGGACTCGATGCCGGTGTACGGGGACTCCATGAACACCACGTGCGGAGCCTTCGGGTACGTCCCAAGGAACCCCGGGGTGTAGTACTCGCCCGGGTAGGTGGGTAGTCCGGTGTAGATGTCGATGCCCTCGGTCATGCCGTCCGACGCGATGTTCATCACCGCACGGACCAGACCGGTCAGCAGCGACCCACCGAACGCTGTCTCCGAACCCCAGCCGGAGTTATCGACGATGTCCCAGACCAGGCAGCCGTGGCGCAGCGGGATCAGCGAGGCGATACCCTCGATCAGCGGCAGCCCCAGCTCACCGGACAGCTCCGCGAACGGGTGCGGGTCCTCGCCGTGGAAGTACCGGCGGCACACGATAGTGAGCTGCGAGTCAGCCAGGACGTTCTTCGCGGTGTCGTGGAACGACTTGAACCGGGAGAACACGATCGTCAGCGGAGAGTTGTCCGCGAGGAACGGGAACGGCTTGACGATGTTGCGCCAGTTACCGGGGTTCAGCGAGAACGGGAACCACTCGGAGATGTCCAGAGGGTTGTCCGGCAGCGTCCACAGCGAGGTCTCCAGGCGGAGGATGTTGACGAACAGCGTCAGCAGCAGCGCCCACTTCGCGGGGCCGAACATCACCCACAGCTTCGGGAACTGGAACTCGGGCCTCAGGAACGGGTTCGCCCACACGTAGATGTGCTTGAGCTCTTCGTAGTCGTGCTTGAACACGACCTCCATGTAGACGTCGCCCTCTTTGGTCCGGACGATGTCGTAGTGGTCCATGCGGCCCGTCCACCGGGCACCCTGCTTGTCGAACGAGACGTGGACGTTGCGGCGGGCGCGGCCTTTGTGGGACGCGATCCACTTAGCGAGGTAGTGGTCCAGCGAGATCGTGATCGACGCGGTGCCGGTCTCGTTCTCGATGAACTCGAACTTGTGACTACGCTCCCCGACGAGCTGGCCGCGGAGCTTGTAGTCGCCGTCCCAGAGGCGGATCAACGGCGGTGCGATCCGCTCGTCTTCCCGCTTCTGGCGGCGCTTCATGACGGTGTCCCAGAGCTGCTGGTGACCCGCCAGGGTTGTCATGTCTGCGGCGGGAGCTGGCATCAGCTCACCCCGAAGCCGAACCCGCTACGGTCTTCCTCGTAGTACTCTTCGTCGTACTCGGGCTCCTCGGGAGCCAGCTCGAACGAGCCACCCGTGAGGTTGATGTAGCCTTCCTCGTCCCCGGTGCCCGCGGACTCGAAGCTCAGGACCGGAATCCCGAAAACGCGCAGCGTGTATTTCATTCCAGCCCCCAGGGTCGAGACCAGGCGCGCGGAAGGCGCAGCGTGGCAATCTGCCCGGGGACAGCCCCGGACACGGACAACTTGAACGTGACCTCGCCGGTGTACGGCGGGATGTAGTGCAGGAACCGGACAGAGTTCATCCGCTCCCAGATCGGGGAGCCAGACTCCGAAGACACCTGCTCCTCGCGAGGGTCGGAGTCGACGACGACGTTCTCAGCCGGGTACGTGTAGCCCTCGCGGAGAACCACCACGCGGCTGCCGACCTCGAAGCCGCCGGTCAGCTCGTCCGTATCGACCGTCATGGTCGGGACGTCCACGCCTTGCAGGTCGTCGGTGAACCGGACGACGTACGGGCGGCCGCCGTCGACGTTGGTAGCGGTCTCGATCGAGAGGTCATCGCCCTCCAGACCGGAGGCGTCACCCACCAGCTGCGGCAGGTTCAACCCGCCAGCAGCACGCTGGAACGACACGACGTACAGCCGGTCGCCGTCCTGCTCGGTGGTCACCTGGACATCGAGCCCAGCACCGCCCGAGAGCGTGCCGACATCCCCGGTCATCTCGTCGATGTCGATACCGCCGACGCCTTTGCCCGAGGCGTTACCGCCGAACAAGCCGCCGATGAAATCGATGATCCCCGAGATGATGTCGGTGATGACGCCCTGACTCTGGGCTTCGCCGAACGTGATGCGGTACGGCGAGTAGAACCACTCGTTCAGACCCTCGACCTTGACGTAGTTACCGTCGATGTTCGGCAGGTCCGCGATCCGGGCCGCCACCGTAGCCGGCGTCGCGTTGTACGCGATCGGAGCCGTGGTCTGCCCGTCGAGCGTCAGCGTGAACGAACCCGAGGTCGGTTCCCCGACCAACTCGACCACCTGGACCTCGTTGATCTTCGTCGACTTCACCCTGACGTCGGCGGACCCGATCGAATCCAGCCCCACCAACGCGCCTTGAAGGTCGGCGTCGGAGGCGTTGAACGGGATACCGACCGTGGTCTCCGAGCCCAGCGACAGCGTGAACGTGCCGCCCAGAGCGCCGCCTTTGAGGCGAACCGTCTGGACCTCGTTCGTCGCCCCGCCGAGAGACACCTCGACGTCGTTGGCGGAGATACCCGCCAGCGCGATCAGCGCAGCGCGGACCTCGTTCGGCGTCGCGTTGTACGAGATCGGCTCGGTCCACTCATCGCCGTACCCGATCTTGAACGTGCCGCCGGTCGGGCGTCCGTCGATGTAGATCTGCTGGACTTCCTCGACGCGTAGACCGCCGATCTGCCCGGGCATCCGGATACGTCGGGTGCCGAGCGACGGGTCCTCGTCCTCGTCGAGATCGAGCTTGTAATCCGGCACGGTCCACAGCGTGGCCGGGGACTTCGGAGCGCCGAGCCACGGCAGCCCCGGGATGTACGGATCGGCAGGCTTCTCCGACGACCCGGGCAGCGTCCACTTCGGCCAGATGATGTTGTCCGTCGGGTTCGCGTTCGGGACCGTGATCTCGATGTCCTCGACCGGAAGCTCCGGCTGCGGCCACGGCCACGGTAGCGGGTTCGGGTCGAACGTCGTGTCCTCTTGGACCTCGATCGGGTAGACGACATCGTCCTCGTACCAGAACGGGTCGCCGGCGACGACGACCATCTTCGTGATGTTGACCTCCCGACCGCGCGGGTCGGTGACCATGTCAGTCGTCGGGGACTCGAACAGCCGCACCTTCAGGTAGCGGTGCCCGGACTCTCCGGTGGTGATGTGGAGCTTCGCGTCGCGCTTGAACGACCACGCTTTGCGCCACGCCGAATCCCGGCGCAGCCAGGTCTCGTCGTTCTCGTCGTTGAGGATCTCGACGCCGAACACCAGGTCGCGTCGGAGGACGCGGTGGTTCAGGTACCGGGCACCGGGGAAGTTCCCCGGCTCCTCGTACGTCGCCTTCACCGGAGGGTCGAGCAGACCCGTCACCTCGGTAGCGAGGTAGATCCCCTCGGTGCCGTTGGTGAGGTCGAACCACTCACCGTTGACACCTTCTAGTTCGACGAGGGTATCGGGGTCCAGCAGTCTGGAAGCCATGTAACTCCTCGTTACGTATCAAGTTATCGGCGTGTGTAAGTCAAGGCCTGCTTAGCGACCTCGTTGTTCTTCACCGCGATAGCGTCGTCAACCGAGTTGACCTGGATGTTCATGATGTTTCCGACCGCCTGGGTGCCCCAGTCGAGCGCGGCGTTCAGGCCGTTGGTGAGCGCGCCCCCGCCGATGCCGAGGTCGCCCATCGCCTGGTCGAGGTTCGCGCGGGCGAACCCGGCGACAGCGTCGGTGCCTTGCTGCCACGACGAAGCGATCTGCTCACCGAGGAACTGGGCCAGCGTCTTCTGCTCGCCTAGCTCACCGGTCTGCTTCTGCTGAAGCTTGAGCTGATCCTTCTGGAGAGCCAGCTTGTCCTTCTCGGCCTGCAGCGCGTTGATCTGCTCCTGGATCGCGGCCTTGTCCTCTTTAGACCCGGCCTCGTTCTTCTGGACCTTGAGCTGCTTCTTCTGCAGTTCGAGCAGGTCCATCTGATCCTGGATGTCTTTGACCTGCCGCTTCGCGTCGTCAGCCATCAGCGACGACCCGGTAGCCAGCTCAGAGGTGGCGGAGGTCAGCGACGTGCTCAGATCGTTGGTCGTGTCCAGCGTCGATTGCATCGTGGTCTGGACCCCGGTCAGGCTGTTCTGCAGCCCGCCCAGGTTCAGCGCCAGCGCCTGCGGAGCGGTGCCGAACGTGTCCTTGAACGCCTGGAAGATCTGACCGGCGATGCTGCGGACGTCGCTCAACACAGGGTCGAGCCCGTTCTCCAGGCCGGTGCCGAGGCCTTCCATAAGCGCCTCGCCGGCCGGGACCAGGACCTTACGGTCGTAGGGCAGCGGACCTTTGTTCGCGGCGATCTTGGGCGCGATCGAGCTGACGTAAGCCAGCATCGCGCCTTCGCCCGCTTGCATACCGGCGGTCAGACCGGACATCAGGGACAAGCCCGCGGAGTTACCGATACCTGCCAGCGATCCGAGAGCGCCCTCGATCTTGCCGGGGAGCTCACCAGCCGATGCGCTGATACCATCGAACGCGGTGACCGCGGCGACTCGCATCGCTTCAAAGTGCGGAGCGACCTGCGCCGAGAGGCCCTGGAACGAGTTGGCTACGCCGTCAGCGGACCTCTTACCGGCCTGCTCGATCTCGTTACCTTTCGTGGTGACGAAGGTCGGGATCTCGTTCCACGCGGCTTTGAACGCCTCGAAGTTCGGGGCCGGAAGGCTCTCACCCGAGGTGGCCTGGGACAGCGCCCCACGCACCTGGGCCGTGACGTCGTCGATGAACACCTGGTACTCAGTGACCGCGGCCTTGGCGGGCTCCAGGTTCGGCGGCTGCACCGGAGGAGCCGGTGGAGGCGGCGCAACGGGGTTACCGTTACGAGCCTGCTGGCCCGCGTCGGTGGCGGCGAGGATGTCGTCCAGCGGAACCTTCGCGGCCGCGGCGTTTTGCGGGATCTCCTGCAGAGACTGGTTGATACCGTCGATAGCGTTGCCCGACCGGGCCTGCTGACCGGCGTCGACGCCCTCCAGAGTCTTGTTCAGAGCCTTCTGGGCATCGGTGAGCTCAGGCCCGCTCGGCTCGAAGAACTTGCGCCACGGAGCGTTATCGGATGTGAACGGCTTGGACAGGTCCTCCTTGAACCCCTCCCAGCTGAAGTCCGGGAGCATGTTCGCGAAGACGTCTTTGAGGTTCGCCGACAGCTCCGCGATGTCGCGCAGAGAGTCCGCGATCGACTTCAGGCCGGAGATGAAGTCCTCGATATTCTCGGGCTTCTTGATCCATTCCAGGCCTTGTTTGCCCAGGTCGACGACCAGGTCTAGGACTGTCCGCAGGGTATCGCCTAGACCGCTGAAGGCCTGGGACAGCGATCCGTCCTCGGTGATCTTCGAGACCCAGTTGTCGAAGTTCTCACCGGCTTTGTTGAACCAGTCGGTGATGCCGGGGAACTTCTTGCTGAGCTCGTCGGCTAGACCGATGAACCCGGACACGAATCCGTCCACACCAGGCTTGGCCTGTGTCAGTGCGTCGCCGATACGGCGGATCGTCGCCTCCACCTTCGGGGAGTTCCGGACCACCGCGTCGATAGCGCCTTGCGCCATGTCCGCGATGCCCTGCGTGACGAACGGCAGCGACCGCTCCAGCATCGGGAAGAGCTGCGGTAGCTGCTTGAAGATCGGCGTGAACTGGTCCTTGACCTTCGCCGACATCGCCTCGCGGAGTTTGTCGAACGGCTCCTTGATCGACTCAGCGGCCTCCTTCAGACCGTCCAGTCCGAGCGCCAGTGCAGCGATCGGGGTTGCGACGAGCGCGATAAGACCGGGCAGCGAGAGCAGCGCAGTGGTAATCAGGCCCAGCAGCGGAGCCGCCAGGACCGTGATGCCTGCGAAGATGGCTGCGTAACCCGCGGGGTTGATGCCGGACCCGAAGTTCGGACCCTCGATCTTCGAGAGGCGGTTGATGGTCCGGTCGATGAAGTTGCTATCGACGTCGGCGTCGACCTTGACCTTGGCGGTCATGCCCTTGGTCTTGGCTGCGACCTCGGCGCGGAAGTTCCCCATGTCCGGCTCGACGGGGATCTTCACCTTCATCTTCTCGGCGGCCTCGACAGCCTCCTTCAGCTCGCGGTAGAACCCTTTGAGGTCAGGGGTGACCTTGATAGAGATTATACCCACTTCTTTGCCTGGCACAGATCACCTCATTTATCCGCCCGTTGCCCGGGCCTTCCGATTGCGGGAAGCAGCCATACGCATGGCCGCGACGGCTCCGAACGAGCCGGGTTTGTACTTCTTCGCCTTCTGTGGCTTCACGCGAGGAACCGGGAACGGCTCCGGCGGCTTGATCCGGCCGCGCTTCTTCTGCGGTGTGTTCGCCAGCAGGTACATGAACTTGAGAGCTCGGATTTCGTTGACCAGCGCAGCGGTGGTGTAAGCGGTGTCGTCCCATCCGCGGAACTGCGGCCCACCCTGTTTCTCCGACCAGAACCTTCCCTCCCGGGGCAGCTCTTTGATGAGCGCCAGGACCTGGACAGGCCCGAGCCGGGAGGCGGGATCGAATAGATCCGCGAGGTTCATGTGGTATTCAGACCGGAAGTCCGCGTACAGGGCGTCGCCGTAGTCGTCGATCAGCTCTCCGAGCTGGAGGCTTCCCCCGCTTGCGTCTCCTCCAGCCACTGGTTCATCACCATCGAAGCGACGGTCACGTCGTCATCGATCGCGGCGAGCAGGGCTTCGGCGTCGCTGCCGGCGGCGAGCTCGATAATCTTGAAGACAGCGGCCGAGATCTTGTCAACGTCGGCTTCGGTCTTGTCTTCTTTGTCGTTCAGGTTTCGGATGACGTCCAGGTTCTTCACGATGTCTTTGCGCGCGGCGTGCTTCAGGCGCATGACGTTGCGCAGGTAGACCGTGGTGTCCTTGTTGATCTTCACCGGGAGCGGAGCGCCGTACTCGCGGTCGGCTTCTTCGCGGATGTTGTCGAGGTCGAGAATTTTGCTCATAGGTGGCAGGCCTTTCGATTGGCGGCGGGCAAAGAGAGGGGTTGGGGGAGCGGCGGCCCGCCAGAGATACCGCTCCCCCGGTTGACACGCGGTTACGTGTCAAGTTCAAATCAAGCGACAGTCACCACGACGCCGCTGCCACCGGTGGTGGAGTCGGTGCCCAGCGAGATCGCCAGAGGACCTTCGATGTCGAAGTCGTCGCCCGCCGTGACGGTCCACGCGGACTCAGCCACGCCGTCGTCGACAGCGCCGATCGCGGACTTCACCGCGGCGGCGTTGGCGTTGTAAGCGATAGAGGCCGTGGTCTTGTCGCCGACCTTCAGCGTGAAGCTGCCGCCGGTAGCACCGCCCAGATCAACGGTGTAGACCGGAGCGGTCTCCACGGCGTTGAACCAGTCCTCTTCGATCCACTCGTAGAGGTTGTACGACTGGTAATCGAGGAAGGTCGCGCGTACGGGCAGAGCGCCGAACTCGTCGGTCGCCAGCGAGATAGCGTCCTCACGCTTCAGCGAAGCCTTGCGGGCGTGGAAGCCGAGGCGGACGTCGTTGTCGACGATCACGATCAGCAGCGCACGCTCGTTCACGACCGAGCCGGACTTCACGCCGAAGATGCCGGGGGTAGCCGACTGGTTCGGGCCGAAGTACAGCTCCAGAGCGGTCTCGTCGAACTGGGTCAGGTTGATGACCACGTAGTCCGCGATCTCTTCGGTCTCGACCTCGCGCAGCTTCTTCTTCTGCCACGAGCCGCGGACCTCGGAGTCACCGCCGTCGAAGCCGAACTCGGGCAGGTCATCCTCGGACGTGTGTCCGACGAGATCCCAGCCGGTGCGCTCCCACGACTCGGGGTGCTCCAGGTCGATCAGCTTGAGCTGAGCGGGGGAGGGGGCCGCCGTACCGACCGCAGCGGTGTACACGTACCCCCGCGCGGCAATGAGGACGGCATCATCTTTCAGTGCCATTTGGTTCCTTAGTTCTTAGGGGGCCGGATGCCGAGTCGGATCAGGCCGAAGACGCGCCAGGTCCGGTCGAACGGTGACGGGCCGTGGGATGCACCCAAGGTCTCGGTCACCGAGTGCAGGTAGCCGGCTGGCGTTTTGGTTTGGAGACGTGCAGCGCGGTACAAGACCTCTAGGGCGTCCTCGTACATCTGCTCGGTAGTGGGCAGGTCAGCCGCTGAGTAAGCGGTCATCTCGACCACCGGCTGCGTGAACAGCGTCGGATGCTCCGGGCTGCGGGTACCGCCTACGCGACGGACGGTGATCAGCGGGAACGTGCGGGAGTCGATGTCCTCGACCCACGTCCCGACATGCACACCCGCCAGAGACGGGACAGTGCTGATCGGCTCGGACAGGTCCTCGTGGCCGCGGAGAATCGGGAGCACGACCTCACCGACGATCGGAAGCTTGCCAGCCATGCGCTACCCCCTCTTCCCGCGCTTAGCGCCGGTAGAGATAGCGGTCTGGCCGCCGAACCCGGCGGCACCGGTGAGGATGTACAGCCCCTGCGGAGCCTTCGTGACGCGGCCGTACTTCTCCGGATCGAAGACACCGGACGGGTAGTGCCCGTACTCGATCGACTCGGGGCTAGGGGCCTCCATGTTGACGTAGGCATCCACCGAACCGTTGGTCCGAGTGATCTTCGTCAGATGGTCCGGGCCGTGGATCTTCTCCCACTGCGTGCTCGCACGAGCGGCAGCCAGGTTGGCCTTCGCCCGGTCAGCAACCTCGTCAGCTTCGGAGCGCATCTCGTGGACCACACCGGGCAGGTGCGACACGACTTTGTTCAGACCGGATCGCCCGTAGTACAAAGGCATCAGAACCTCCGAACCACGTATTCGAGGCGGGCGGTGCGGCGAGAGCCGTTGTACCGGCGAGGCTCGCCGTACACACCCCAGCGCTCACCGCGCCACACAACCTCGGACCCGGACTTCAACTCGGTCGTGAACGACCGGGGAAACCGCATCGTGTAGACCTGCTCGGTCACGTCGCCGATGTCGTCCATCTCCGCCCGACGGGAAGCGGTGCCCGACTGGTTCTGGACCTGGAATCGCGCGACCGTCTCGATCCCGGTGGCAGAAGGGCCGACCAGGGTGTTGCCCAGCCGGTCCTTCCGAGTCACCTCGGGGTACACCGTTACGGGCTCGTAGTTAGCCCCGTCGTCCAGGAGCCCGCTCATCAGTAGCCCCAGTACAGCGGGGAGCTCTGCTGGAACACCTGCCACTCGACCGAGCCGAACGCCGGGTATTCACCCGAGCGTTCCAGCGGAGTCTTCGGACGAACGTTGAGCACACCGACGTTCTTGGAGAGCCCGAGCTGAGCCCACTCTTTGTCGGTGATCTCGATCGCCCCGGTGTTCAACCGCCAGTTGAGCTGGTACGAGTAGTTGCCGTCGGTCTCACCGATGTAGCCGTCGGGGTTTCGGATCAGGCGCGTGACCGCGGAGGCCTCGACCTTGATAACCCGCTTGAGGTAGTCCTCGTCCTCGGCTTTGTCGTCCAGGTCAGGGATACGAGAACGGATCTCGATCTCGGCGTCCTCTAGGAACGTCTCGACCTGGGTCTCTTCGTCATCGGTCAGCGGCCGCCCGAGCCGCGCGACCACGTCGCTGGGCTCGGCGTATGCCATTAGGCCATGCCCTCGACAGTGGCCTCGAGATCAGCGAGGCGCTTCTCCAGCTTGGCGATAGCCTCTTGGACGGTGTCGTCAGCGGCGACAGCGGCAGGCGCAGCAGCCGGCTCGTAGTCCTCGTCCATAGCAGCCGGTGCGAACCCGGTCAGGTCGGTGAGCTTGGCCACGATCTCGGAGTCGCTGAGCGAGCCGAGCCATCCGCGGACCACCGCACCGTTGTAGGGGTGGGTCATGAAAACCTCCAGGTAGCGACACGGCGGCGGGACCCTCCGGGGAGAGCCCCGCCGTTACGTATCAAGTTCGGGACAGAATCAGTTGGGGTCGACGTCGTCGACGAACTTGACGAACGCCTGCTTGTCACCGAGCAGCCAGCCGAAGGTGACCTCGATCAGGATCGCGATCTGGTTGGTCTGCCACATCGAGATGGTGCGGTTCGAGCCACCGTTCTCGGTCAGGGTGGCGGTGTCCGACATCTTCACGCGGATCTCGTCAGCGAAGCCGAACTTCAGCTGCGAGTAGTCACCGCCGATGATGCGGGTCTTGGTGTCGGTCGCAGCGCCCAGGTCGCCGCCGACAGCGCGACCGAACTGAGCCGGGAGGCCCAGGACGTCGCCGGTCTGAGCGGCCAGGTTGATGCGGCTCGGGTCCACGTTGCCGTTGGCGTCGCGGTAAGCCTGAGCGCGGAGCAGGTGAGCGCGGAAGCGCGGGTCGACGGCCCAGCCGTTGAACTCCACGTCGGTGTTGGCCGACACGAGGTCGTAGCCATCGAGCAGGCGGTCCAGCAGCGGGTCGCCAGTTTCCTGCAGGTAGTCAACGTTGGTCGTGTTGGCGATCACGTTGTCGGTGTCGATGCCCTGGAGCGCCGAGCCGGTCAGCGGGGACTTGCCGTGGAACACAGCGAGGTCGATACCGCGTCCGATGGCGTAAGCCAGGTCGCCCTGCAGCTTGGTGTACAGGCCGGACGGGTTCATGCGAGCGAACTCTTCCGACACGGTGACGATGGTCGCCAGCTTGATCGGCGAAACCGAGCGGGTGTCCCACGCGGTGCCGGACAGCGGCTTGACGCCGCCTTCTCGCTGCTCGTTCGACGTACCGACGCCGACCTGGCCCACCTCGGGGCGCTTCACGGTCGTGGGGATGATCGTCTCGCCGTACGAGATCGGAATCTGCTCACCCATGCGCAGGACGAGCGAGCTCTCCTGGGCCTTGTCGAAGATGGGGCCGACGATCTCCTTGGGGAGCAGGTCGGAGGGGACGTGGGCCAGACGGCCCTGGTGGTTGCTGCCCGCGGAGTTAGGGAGCAGTTCGTTCAGGGTTGCCACAGGGGCTCCTTACTTGCCTAGTTGGTTTTTCATGAGCGCGGTGAAGGCCACCGCAGGGTCGTTGCTCGGGGCTTCTGTGCCGAGGCCTTGCGAGCGGTCGACAGCGGCCACGGGGCCGTTCTTGAGGCCGAACAGGGTCTTGAGGCTCTCGGCGTGCGTCTTGAGCGCTTCCTCCGAATCGCCCTGCAGCGTGTTCGCGAACGTGAACAGCGGCGTGGGATCGGGGGTGAGAGCCTGGACCGCGGTCACCAGACGGTCGAAGTCGTGCTGCTTCTCGGACGCGGAGGTAGCCGCCTGGGCTGCCTGGGCTTCGAGAGCTGCGAGCTTCTCCGCGAGACTGTCGCGCTCGGTCTCCACGGTGCGGAGCTGAACTCGGTAGTTCGCGGCCTCGGTGTTCGCCTTCGAGAGCTTCTCGCGAGCCCAGTCAGGCAGGTCCTCGCTCTTGGGAGCGGGGGCCGCCGGAGCCGGGGCAGCGGGAGCTGCGGGTTCTGGCGTCGAGGGGGTGTCGGTGTGTTCGGTCATCTGTGCCTCCTGGGCGTGGGGTGACTCCTGCTCCTGGCAGGTCGGTCGGGTTGGCGGGCTAAGCAGCGAGTGCTGCGTACTGCTGTGCTGAGATCTCGCCGCGCTCCAGGCGACGGCGAAGGGCGTTGATAGCCAGCTCGTTACGAGTAAAGGGCTGGCCCTTTTTCTTACCGCTCTTGTGGACAAGGCCTTTGTCCTCAAGGTCGATGGCTTCCTTGGTGGCGTCTCCCCAGAGGTCGAGGGCGCGGTCGGCAGCTTCTTTGCCGAACCAGTCCTCGTTACGGAAGACGGGGATCACCTTGCAGTCACACCCGGTGTGCCACTGCTTGATCTCTCCGCCGATGTCGGCGAAGTAGGTCTCCTGGTCGTTGTTCTCGAACAGCTCCAGAGCGTGTTCCGTGTCAAGGTCGAGACCAGCGGTCTCGGCCCGGACGTACGTAGGTCCGCGGCTGATCAGCATCAGGCACCAGGCACAGGTCTCCCGGCCCGTCGCGACGCGAGCCCAGCCCCGCAAGACGCGGGGTTCCGGGTCGTTCTCGACGGCGTGGATGATCTGCTGGCGGCCTGCGTTCTCCACCTCGCGGACGGCTCGCAGCGTCAGGTGCGTCAGCGCGTCCCCGCGGGTGTCCGCCTGCTGCATCCGCTCACGAGCCGGGTCCATGTTCTCGACGAACTTCTCGAACGTCGTCCCCTCCAGGGGCCGATCGTTACGAGGGAGATCCGGGTGGTGCTGAGCCCGCTGCGAGTCGTAGAACCTGCGAGCGAGCACCGATGCCTCGGTGCGCCGGCGCTGGATCTCGGGGAACAGCAGGTCCAGCAGACGCAGCCAGTCGAACATCGTCAGCGCGGGCTGAGCGAAGAACCCGGCCACGTTCCTGACGTGCCGGACTACTGCGGCGGAGATGAGGAGCTGCGCGGCGGCGTACTCCTCCGGGTTCACCGGGTCTTGGTCCGGTTAAATCCGGAAGGCGACGTCTGCGTCTCCGTCTTGGTCTCGGTGACCGTCGGCTTCGGCGTGGCGTCAGCCTGGGCCTTCGTCGTGGAGTACAAGGTGTCGATCATGTCCTCGGTCTCCTGCTTGTCCCAGTCGCGCATCTGCTCGCGCTGGGTGGCGGTGTAACCGAGGTCGATACGGGCCTGCTCCTTCGGGATCGGACCCTGGCCGTTGGCGTACAGCTTCGACACAGCGTCAGCCTTAGCGGCGACCGTCGGAGTCGACGGGTCACGCCAGACTGTCTCCAACCGGGTGTACTCCTCGGTGACCTCGCGGCCCATGATCTGCATCGCGATCCGCATCGCACGCTCCCAGGCACCGCCGAAGATCCGGCCTTTACGCTCGGCCATCTTCACGATCCGGGAGTCGGTAGCGATGATGGCCTCAGCCGAGGCGGGGTTCTCCGACGAGGACGACAGGTACTGAGGCGGCAAGCCGGTGATAGACGCGGCCTCTTTGCGAAAGACCTCCATCTCCTCGGCGAAGTTCCGCAGCTCGGCAGCCTTGAACTCGGAGATCTTGGCGGCCTCAGAAGCGAGCGTCAGGATGCGTCCGTAGTAGATGTCGAGCGTCGTGTTCTCGCCGTCGTTGGTCAGCTCGTCGGTGGTGACACCGGAGATGACGCGGAGCGGGGTGCCCAGGATCTGGGACGCCGACTGCAGGTTCATCAGCGTGCGAGACGCGGCGTCGGTGACCTTGCGCAGCTCCGGAGAGATCTCCGAGCGGCCGTAGCGGTTACCGAGGCGCGGGTCGTTGGTCAGCGGCACGACCGGCACCACACCGAGCCCGTGCTTGATGACGTCCCCGTCGACGACCCACTGATCGTTGAGCCCACCGTTGCGGCGAAGCGGGACAGTCTCGTCAGGCAGGTACAGCGTGGCTCGATCCGGGACCGCGACGTCGTCGCGCGTCGTGTAGAGACGGACAGCCCGGGTGACCCGGCGGGTGTTGCGCGGGTCCAGCTCGGCGTACATGTACAGCGGGGACTCGACCCGGATCAGCGGGATGCCTGCGGGGTCTCCGGACTCGACATCCGGGTGGCTGACCGTGATGTACGCGCGGCCGAACGTCAGCGAGTCGTCGTGTCCGAGGACCGACTCTTCGTCCAGGTCGTTCGCCTGCCACCAGTTCCAGAGCTCTTCGAGCCCCTCGGAATCCTCCGAGATACGGAACCCCTCGATGTCCAAGCGATCGGACAGAGTGCGGAGGTAGGTAGCGACCCAGCCCGGTTGGACGTCCAGGTAAGCCAGCTCCGGAGGAGCGCCGATCCCGATCGTCTTCAGCCGGCGCGTCCCGTTGCGGTAGGCCTCGGCTTCCAGCAGGTTCGGCAGGTCCCGTGCGAGGAGCCCTTGCAGTCGCTCGACGTGCTCGTGGTAAGTCGTCATCGCAGCAGACCCGCCCCCTTTCCTGTGTTGCTCTTGCTGAGCAGGAAGTCTTGGCGCGAGCCCCAAGCCAGGACGGCCGTCACTGCGGCGTCGATCTTGCGCTTGGATTCTTTGCCAGGTTTCCTGATGCTGATTGCGTCGTATATCGTCGGGTGCTGGTGCGCGTTGGTGATGTGCGCTTTGAGCACCGGGTTGTTGTCGTGTTTGACCTCGCCCGCCAGAACAGCGTCGCGGAACCGCTCGCAGTCCAGCGCGAATCGCTTTTGCTGGCCGCGCATGTCGAAGGCGACCGGGTTACCGGGGGAGGCGTTGATCTTCAGCTTTCGCCGGAAGTCCTGACCCCAGGCGTCGACCGACTGCTCGAACTCCTTGACGTCCGCTCGCATACCGACGACGTCGTACTTCTCGAACATCGACCGGACGTACGCGTCCACGTCCTGGCGCGGAACCTTGTGGCCCTCGTACTTCTCAGGCACCCAGACCTTCACCAGGAACAGTGCCCCGTCCTCGACCCGGCACGCGGTGAGCGCCGTGTGGTCGTTGGACAGCGAGCCGTCGAACCCGAGCGTGATCCGCTCGCCCTTCCTCAGCGGAGGTAGGTTGATGTCGTGGTTGCGATCCCACTCAGACGGCGCGATCCATGATTCCTCGGTGGCGTTGACCTGGTTGAGGAACTTTCGGCGGGACTCGATGACGTCGTTCTTCGCCGTCAGGACCGACATCAGGATGTCGTCGAGCGGGAGCCAGATCGAGTCGCCGCGGGCGATCTCCAAGCCCTTCATGAGCTGGGCGACTCCGGCCTCGTACCCCTCGGGGTCGTCGGACGGGAACGGGATCTCGGAGACCGGCGTATCAGCCGGGGCCTCCAAGGCGTCGTAGAGGACGCCGGTGTCGATAGCGTCACCTGCCAGGATGTCCAGCCAGTTCAGGTAAGACACCTCCGCGACGGTGTCGTCGCCGGGCCGGTGAGCGTTGCAGATCGACAGGGTGCGAGCACCGGGGACCTTGGTCATGTTGCCTTCGATGACCTCGGCCATCTGGTGGCCGTCGTTGACCTCGCCGCCGGGGCCTACGCCCCACCACTGCGTCTCGTTCTGGACGACGAACGTCGGGCGGTTACCCTCCATCGACGCGGGGGACGCGGTAGCGGCTTCTAGCCGGCCGCCGATCTCGGAATAGATGATGAAGCGGTTGACGGACAAGCCGTACTCGGTCTTCAGCTTCTTCGAGACCATGATCGGGAACAGCGAGAACGTGTTCTTCGTCTGGTCCTGGGAGACCGCGGCGATCGTGATCCACGCCGCGTGCCGGGTCTTGCCGACCGGGTTACCGTTGTCGTCGAAGTGCGAGAAGGCGACTGGTCCGCAGAGTTCGGCGAGCGCGAGCGCGCCGATCATCGGGTCCTTTCCCCAGCCCTTCATCCGTCGGAGCGTGCCCTCGCGGTAGGCGTACTTCCCTTGGTCGTCGACCGCGTACCACCAGGCGATGAATCGCGCCTGCTCCAGCGTCGGGACGAACGGGCCGTCGCCAGCGGGGGAGTTGACGTACTCGAACAGCCAGCTGATGATCTGCCAGCCGAGAGTCTTCTCAGGCAGGAACCAGGATCCGTCCTCGTACTGCCGCCAGGTCGGTCCGGTGATGTGGCTAGGGGCGGGGAGCAGCGTCTCCGGGTAATGGACCGCCACTCCTCACCTCCTGTTACATGTCAAGCGGGTTCGTATGTGCTTTGGAAGATGTCCGGCTTGCACGGGTAGAACTCGCCCTGAACGCCACGAATGACGTAGTCTCCGCAGCTCGCGCGCATCGTCCCTTCAAGCGTGGGTATCGCGATAGATACGTTCACATCGGTCGGGTCAGACGGTTTGGGATCGAAGTCCGCTCGCCCGCCGCACCATGCGGCGATCTGCTCGGCACTGTTCATTGAACCGGTGAATCGCATCGCTTCGATGACGAGGGGTTTCTTGCGGAATAACGGCATTGGCAGGCCTCTCGTTACGTGTCAAGTCACCGAGCGCAGAAAGTCCGTCGCAGGGTCGATGTTGTAGTTCGTGTGCGGAGTCGTACCTCGGATGAAGAACAGACCAGCGTCCAGCACCGCGCGGATCAGCGCGAGCAGCTCCCACGTCGGGTTAACCCCGATCTCCAGAAGCTGGCGCAGGATCGAATCCGGACCAGAGAACACCCGGGACATCATCACGACCTTGTAGATCGCGGTCTTCATCTCGCCCGAGTCGCCCTCGCAGTCGGTGTACAGGTCGCCTTTGTGGGCGTAGTTCCTCCACCAGTCCGGGGTGTCGGCCATCAGCTGGTCAGCGATACCGTGCGACTTCGCGGAGGGCAGCTGGCCACCCGGGTCCGGGTAGACCTTGCCAGCCTCGCGCATCGGGTTGCCGAACGTCGCGGCCCCGCGCACGTGGTCTTTGACCCAGTGCAGCCGGCCGTTCGCGGGCTTGATGTGGTACTCCCACAGCTCGGAGGTGACGATCGCACCTTGCGAGTAGCCGATCATCGACAGCCCGTAGCGCTCGATGCGCTGGCGCTCTTCCTCCAGGATGCGGGTAGCCTCGGTGACCCCGTTCGCCACGGACGGCCCCATCGGGAACGCCTGCGCGGTGTACGGCGGGCCTACCGGACGCCACAGGTACACATCGCCGAGACGGCGGGCGACGTCGGCGTCAGGACCGATCCACCACGGGACACCGGTCCCGGAGACGGTGAGTAGTACCGGACGGGTGTCCTCGGGAGCCGTAATCCCCAGCGCGCGCAGGTCGTCGTCGGAGACGATCCCGTCGAGCGGCTGGAACGTCCGGGACTCGTACTCGGTCTGCCACGCCTCAGCCCGCGGGCCGAACTCGTCGGTGTCCGTGGGCAGCGGTCCGTGGATGCGGGCGTACCCGGCGAACCGAGCTGCCATCACCTCGCGCCAGCGGCGCACCGTAGGGTTCCGGTCGCCTAGCTTAAGCGGCATGGAACTTCTGCTCGGCAGCCAGCCACTTCTGGATCTGGACCTGAGCAGCGGTGATGTCCTCGGGCTTGACGCGCTTCAAGATGCGCTTCGCCAACTCGGGGTTGTTCGTCGGATCGTCGGAGTTCGACACCGCGTACAGCAGCGCGATCGAGACCGGGTCGCCGTAGATCACAGCAAGCTTCTCGACCAGCTGGATATGGACGTTCGCGTCCGTCGACCAGGACAAGCCGGCGATCGTATCGACCTCGCCCTCGTGGGGCCAGTGCAGCGGCGAGCGGGACTTGCGCTTGTACTTGGCCTGCTGGCGAGCCAGGTCCAGCAACTCACGCTGTTCAGCGTCGGTTAGAGCAGACAAGAAGTCGTCCTCTTCGTGAAGTAGTTGAAGCAGCGCATCGCCCTGGGCGAGCGCGCGGTTGTAGCGGGCCTGTCGATCCGCGAGGCCGTTGGTACCGCCGTTGATCCGGCGGGTGACCGTGTTCAGGTCGCGGCGGTCGGACAACTCGTTGATGTCCGGACGGGCGACCGTCCAGTACCAGGCGGGGCCGATGCCCGCCCACTTCAGGTCGGCGAGCTCGCGGTAGTTCACGACGAAGTAGTCCGGTGTCGGAACCATCCCGAACGCGTACGCCCACTGCGAGAACGACCGGTAGTTGTAGTCCCAGGTGATCTGAATCCACGTCCGGCCGATGTACGGCGCGTACCGACCGTTCTTGGCGATCTCCTCGGTGTACTGGAATGACCCGGACTCATGCCCGATCTGAGCCAGCCACATCGCGATGCGGTTGACGTTCGTACACTCGGATTCCCGGAGGCCCGAGCGGACCGCGGGCAGGATCTCTGCCGCACGAGCCTCGCTCAGGCCGGTGGCGGCCGCCAGGATAGGGGCGGCCGAGACCGGGGCGTTGCCCCTCCGGAAAGTCGAGTAGCCGTCCGCGCGGATCTTGCGCGCGATGAAGTCGGCTACCGCCGGGTTGCCGTAGGTGTCGAAGGGCCCGCCGTTGCGGCGGCTGGCGAGCTGAAAATGCATCGCGTCCTTCGGCGACGTCCAATCGTTGCCCCAGAACACCATGCCCTCGTAGAAAGCGAGGAGCTCGCGGACGCGCGCCAGCTTGGCGCTGTCGAAGCCGGCGTCCGGGATCTGGAACGGGTGGGTGTTCCAGTTCAGATCCATCGCGGTGCCGCTCAGGTGGTTGGACGACGGGACCGAGTTGGTCGGCGTCCAGCACGCGGAGTCCGCGTCGCGCAGCGGCTCGACGTACGCGTGGAAGTCCGCAGCGAACGCGCGCAGGATCGCCAGGGGCCAGCCCTTGGCGATCTGCAACGTGACGACCGTGCCGGGGATCTTCGCCCACTCGCACTCATCGGAGTTGAGCATCGGCCACCCGTTGGACGAGTGGGTCAGCCCGTAGACGGCCCTAGGCATCAGCGCTTGAACGGGTTGATGGCGTTGATCAGCTGCTCGGGGAGCCGGGACAAGTCGGGGAACAGCCCGATGATCTTGTCGTCCAGCCGGGACAGATCCGGGATCTTCGCCAGGATCTTGTCGTCGAGGTCAGCGAGGTCGGGCATCTTCGCGGTAGCCCGGTCGATGACCTGGTTCAGGAACTCGGGGTGAGCCCTCAGGTAGTCGAAGACCGCCTTCACAAGAGCAGCGGCGAACATGGTGATAAGGCGGTTCATGAAGTCCTTAGTCGGTAGCGGCTTCGATCAGGTCCCACAGGTCGGAGTCCTCTTCTGGGACGTCGATCAACCAGCGGTCCTGGTGGTGCGTCACCCGGACAGGGCCAGGCGGTAAGGTCAGCGCGAGCTCTCCGTTGAACGGCTTCACGCGCACGACGCGGGGCGTGATGATCACGCCGTCCTGCTCGCGCAGGTCGCTAGAGAAAGTCCAGTGCGAATCGTCGGGGCGTCCGGAGATGTCGTGGACGGTAGCGGTAACAGTCGTCATACCGGCCCTTTCGTCAGGTGACCGGGGTCATCGGAACCGCGATACTCGCCCAAGGGCAGGACCCCGAGAGCGTCCCGGAGTAGGTAGCCGCGGCGTTGGAGTCTCGGCCTGACAGGCCGCCCGCGATCTGCACCCCGTTGATGCGGCCGGTGCCCCCGGACGGCGTGAACGTCGCGTTTCCGTTGTTCCAGCCGGTAACCTGGAAGGTGCGGCCGTTGGTCGGCGGGGCCGACACAGAGTGCGACGGGCTGGTGCTGCTACCGGTCGCCGTAGCCGGGGTTCCGAGGCTCGCGACGTTCGCGTACGAGATCGCGTAGGACATGCACCAGTTCGAGCCGTTTTTGTCCAGGACCACGGTCTGCGACCCACCCGGGGCGCTCGCGAGGGTGTAAACCCTGAGCCAGCCTTCGGAGGACGTGTTGTTGAACGCGATGCCTTGGACCAGGCTCATAGCGTTGCCGCCGTAGGTGACGCCTGCCACGGTCTCGTTACCGAGCAGGTGCGCGACCACGAAGACCCGGGACCCCGCTGTGGCAGAGAACGAGTACGACAAGTCGTTCAGCCCGCCTTGCATCGACGACACCGAGTCGAAGTCAACGGTCGGCGGAGGAGCCGCGGACCAGATCTCGGCGGTACCGATGCTGATCTTTTTGATCTCGGTCGAGCCGATCGCGGCTTTCGCGAAAGCCGTCGTGGCAAGTGACATACCTGCCACGGCGACCTCCTATGCAGTCCTGAGATAGATAGTGTTCGAGTCCTTGGTGCCGATCGCGGTGTACTGCGCCTCGGTCCCGACCCAGATCGTCAGCGTCCGGGCACCGGAGTTGTCCGAGCCGGCGACGTAGCCGGTGGCTAGCTTCGACAGCGCGATCGCCGCGCCGGATGCGACCTTGGCGTTGGTCACCGAACCGTCGGTCGGGGTGCGGGTGTCCGACAACCTGGAGTCGTTACCGACGCACGCGGTCGTCGACGACGTCCCGAACGAGACGTTCAGCGTCCGGTTCGATGACAGATCCCCGCCGCCGGTCAAGCCGGTACCCGCGGTGATCGTGGTGGTTTTGTCGGCTTTCGCGCCGATCTGCGAGGCGACCGTGGTGGCGAAGTTCGGGTCATCGCCCAGTGCCGCGGCCAGCTCGTTGAGCGTGTTCAGCGTGTCCGGTGCCGAGTCGACCAGCGCCGCGGTACCGACAGCCACCCGCGCGTCCACCGCGTCCTCGTCCAGCTTCTCGTCGAGAGCGGTCTGTAGCCCGGTGACGTTGGCGATCGAGTGGGTGTGCGTGCTCGGGGTGAACGTCGTCGGCTTACCGGTGACGTCGTCCCACGCCACGGAGCTCGACTCCGGCGGGTTGTCGGCCAGGTAGTCCGCGATCGCGGTATCGAGGTCGGTGATGTCCTCGGAGGTGTGCGTGTGGTCCTCGGGCGGGAACTCGGACGGCACGTTGATCAGCCCGTCCCAGTCCGCTGACGGCGGGTGCAGGTCTAGGTAACCGTTGATCGTGTCGGCGATCAGGTCGGCGGTGGAGTCCGGCGGGAACGCGACCGACGAAGCGATCAGCGGCCACAGCGAGGAGTCCTCTTCCGGCACCTCGATGAACCAGCGGTACTCGCCGTAGACGACGATCGCGAAGCCGGGTTCCAGCTCTACGCTCAGTGCGCCGTCCACCGGGTTTACCCGGACCTGCTTCTGGGTGATGATCGAGCCGTCCTGCTGTCGGAGCACGGTCGAGAACACCCACTGCTGGTTATCGGGCTGACCGGTGACGTCGCGGACGTCGGCGGTGATCGTGACGGTCATACCGGCCTCTCGTAGTAGTTACATGTCAAGCGGCTGACTCTGCAGGACTCGAACCTGCAACCGGCGGTTTTGGAGACCGCTGCTCTACCAAATTGAGCTAAGAGCCATTGGCTCGGGCGACGGGATCGGCCCGCATCTCCGGGGTTGGACTCCCGGCGTTTTGATTGAAACTACGCCCTCGTATGGGTGAGCCCGTTCGGTCGGTGGAGCTCATACCGGCCAGGGGCGACCGCTCTTGGTTACTGGCTGGTCTCGCCTGCCTGGCAAGTCGGAGCCCCACCCATAGGCGCTGCGCAGCGAGCCTCATGGACTCACGCTTAGGTGGGGCAGGCACGGGGTAGCCCCGCACCGCACGGTTCCCGGTCCCAGGTGACCACCGCCGTCGCGGGGGCCTGTTCCGGTTGGGACGTGCGCCCAGGTCTTGGTGGCAGCCCCAGCGGGGGAGCGCCGGAAGGGGAGCGCTCAACCCCGCCGGGGTGCCGGCTCTAGCTCGACTTCGGCTTGCGGAGAGCGCGCTCGAACAGCTCGCCCATCGTCGTCACCGACGCATCCGGGCCGTCTGACTTCGTCCGCTCCACCTCGATCCGGACTCGGCGCCGGTCGCCCTCAGATACGAGGAGCGACGACAGCATCTGGTTCACAGTGGCCAGCATCATTGCCGAGGGATCTGATTTCTTGAGGAGCTGGTCGGCGAAGTGGAGGGTGAACTTCGCATAGTGCCAGTCCGACGGCTGATAGAGCGCGGCTTGCGCCGACTCGGCTAGAGAGTTGTAGAGGTCTCGGACGATCGGGTGAGGATCGGTGAGACCGAGCGGAGGGGACTTCACGGGTCCGGAGACTGGGAGAGTAGTGACCTCTCCGTACTCTTCTTTGTTACGGCGAACCCGCTCGTCTGAGCGGTTCGGGATCGGTCCTCGGGTTCCCATGACGCCTCCTGGGCTCGGGGACGCCTGGTCCCTCCTAGTTGCTTCTACGCCCCGGGTGGCGGGGCGGTGGCCGCTTCTTCATCGCGCGCAGCTTCGCTCGCTGAGCTACACCCTCCTGCGCGGACTTGCGACTGTGACATGACCGGCAGGCAGCCTGCAGAGGTGACTCCTCGTCGCGGTAGCGGACGTGATCGACCTCGGTAGCCATCCCTGTACAGATGTCCGGGTAGCGGATCTGGCAGCGGTGACCAGCCGCCCGCAGAACCTCGCGGCGGATGCGAGGCCAGTCGGCTGGCAGCCGCTCACGGCGGTCAGATGACTCCCAGCTCACTCAGCAGCGTTCTCCATCGCCGACCGGACCAGGTGCTCTGGTAAAGTGATGGTCCCCCCTGGACGGTCCCCGACGATGAGGCGAGCCTTCCACAGACCATCTTCGTCCTCGAAGATCTCTCCTACTCGGATGCTGACCGATGCGGTCATGTTTCCCTCCCTAGTGACATACCTGACAAACGTAACCCGCTGCGGGCCGCCTTCGGGGCGGCCACGGGTTAGTGGTTCTGTTACGTATCTAGTCGTACGTAACGTACCTGGTTACGTAACCACTGGTTCTGTTGGTGAGTGATGCTTACGTAACGTACCTACCCAAAACGACCATGCTGTATCGGCCGGGGGATAAACCCCGGCCTGTACGGTCTAGGTACCTCTCTCATCGTTCGGTACCTACCTGGGCGACCGGAGGTCGCTAAAAGGGGTAGTCTCTCTCCGTTCGACTACCCCGACAAGAACCTATGTCGGGGTGCGGTCGCTCGGCAGAGCCTCGCTCCCTTACCCCTCCATAGTAGAGAAACCCGACACTTTCGCGTTTCACCCGTAGAATGTGACGCACTTCACACGAATATCTTCCTACGCGGGCGTCAGCCGGCGACGGCTCTGCGGCCGTCTTCGCTTGTCTCCGGTGCCATCTATCGATCCGCACCGTTCGTCCGTCTACGGGGCTCTCAGGGGGCATTACGGGGCCTTCTAGGCCCGCGCTGTTCCCTCCGTCGACTTCCAAACCCGTACACGATCTGGCAGCCGCA